TGACGACAGCACGCTCAGCAGCTGCCTTGACCTGCTGCGTCATACGCACCTGCAAATCCTTGCCGAGTTCGTGGAACGCAACTTCAGCGAACTCATTGCGGTATTCAGTGATGTTGAAGATGGACACGACCGCAGGTGCGGTGAGCACCTTGGTCTTGTGCTGGTTCGTGTAGGTGTTGGCCTGCTGCTTGATCAGCAGCTGGTGAACAGTCTCGAAGCGCTCAGGGTTCTTGCGCGTCATTGCCTTGGCCAACGTCTCCAGATTGAGTGACGTGTCCTCGTTGAGCGTGCGCGGCTTCTCGCTAGCCATCAGCTCTTCGAGCGTACGCGGTGCGTACTTCGTGCCCACAACCTTGGCTGCGGTCTCAGCCTTGTCGTGCCACTGCGTACGCAGCACGAGCAGCATGCTCAGGCTACGCAATGTGCCAGTGTTCTCCTCAAAGCCGAGGTCCACGTTGTAGGACTCATTGGCCTTGATCTCAGCGATGTCGTTGATGAACTCGTTGAAGTCATCAATCGAATCAGCCTTGGTGGCACGCATGCGGTAGAACAGGTCACGCGCTTGCGAGATGCACTGCATGTCCAGTGCCCAAGCCACGGACTGACGCAGTTCGTACTTGAGATGCGAGTTAGCGATCTCGTCGATCAGGTCCTGCGGATCGAAGAACGTATTGCGGGATTCAACCTGGCGGCGGGTGATCTCCTCAGCAGCAGCGCCACGCGAGGTGACGCTGCCTTCGAAGATCACTTTGTCGCCATCGTCAGCACCTTCGGTGTCGAGTTGGTTGCGGATGATGTCAGCGGATTCGCGGTTGAGAACTTGCATAGTAAAACTCCAGTTTGGTTAAGGGAAACATTAGGATTGCTGGTTACGGTTCCAGCGTGCTATGGGTCGCACCGACGAGTGGTCGCAGAGCCGAGACCCAACCTCAGCTCTTGTGTCGTTAACCCAGACACACAACCCCCTAGCTCTTGGCATCGCGGTGTTGGGGCTTGCATACACCCGCAAGCTAGGCTCTAGGTGCATGCAGGAATTGGATGTCCTGCATGCAATATCAACAACGACACAAACGCAGCGTGCCGTGCAAACGCTGGTGTGCTTCCATGAAGGTGAGACCGAACTCCTCCATGAGTTGAATCTCACGCAGCTCCAATGCCTCTTCGGGCGTGGGCAGCGGGCTAGCTACCTCAGTGAGTTCGAGGCACATAGCCTCGTAAGAAACTTCTTCGAACATGCTTACTCCTTGTGGATGAACATAGATAGGTAGTTGAGACAGACGCTGTACTCAGCGTCTGTGGATTTAGGTGAGCGAAACGAGCACGTATGTCCACGTGTCGTAGCCCACTCGACATGATTCGATTCGGATGAACCGAGCAGCCGCGTGACCTAGCTGTTAGCTTTGAGGATCACGGCGCACTCAGCAAGATGACAACGAGAGCGAACGCAATGCAGATGCAAGCGTCCACAACGATACGGTCGTGGTGGTGCATGGTTACTTAGCTCCAAGGTTAAAGAAGCCGCGCACATACTTGCCGGTCTTCTTGTCGTTGTAGCCATACAGCTTGCGTCCTATGCTGAGTGCACCGGACACAGTAGCTGCACCGATGCCCGCGATGACGAGTGCTTGTCCACTTCCACCGTGCAAGATGCACAGGAAAATGAACACGCAAATATCAACGATCACGGGGTTGGAAAGCAGTCGAAGCTTCCATTTGACGGACATCTTCGCCATGATCATCAGCAGACCAATTCCAATGGTTACGCCTTCAGCAAACATGGCTTCATGCTCCCATTTTGATAGCAGAGAACCAAGCACCGGCGCGACCCATAGCCGCACCAGCACGACTCTTGGCAGTGTCGAACTTCTCGCTAACTGCCTTGGCTGCGCCGCCTTCGATGATCAGGTTCTGAACGAGAAAACCTGCGAGCAGCGAGCCCAGCCATGTGATCGTGTAGCCGATGAAATAGATCATCCATGCGATGAAGCCGAGACCGGCGAGTGCCGTCGCCATGTTCGTGACGACCACGGTGATGGACATGCCCACGTAGAGGCCAACGCCAACGGTCAGCACATTTGCGACGAGCGCGATGACGCTGCGCTTCCAAGATGGCAGCGCAGCGTACTGTGCGTCCACGGTCTTGTTGCCGCATGCTTCAGCAGCAGCGGATGCGGTAACGGTCTTGGGTGTGCGAGATGTAGCCATGATGAAATACTCCTTGAGTTAAAGAACAAACTAACGAATGAAAGGTGTTGAGACAGACGCTGTACCCAGCGTCTGTTAAGCCACGACCTTGACGGTCTTGCCGAAGCGCATAGCTGCTTCGCGCGCAACTGCGAAGTGCGCAGGCAGCTCACGCTGCGTATGCACACGTTGTGTAGGCGTGGCAATGCAGCCACGTGTTGCGAGCTTGGACTCAAGCTCTGCGATGCGTGCGCGCTGGTCTGCGCACACTTGGTTAGCTACTGCGAGCTGAGCCTGCAGGCCCTTGATAGTGATGCGTGCCATGGTTACGCTCCTAGTACGATGTGGTCGATGACCGCATCAGGCTGATGACCATTGATGGCAAGCTGCCACGCAATGTTGGGCTTGTAGCCGCTGGCACGAAGCCCGAAGTAAGCGCGGGTGATATGTGTCATGTTCCAATCTCCTATGTGTAAAGAACACAAGCAGGCAGATGAAGCAGACGGTGTACTCACCGTCTGCGTGACACGAAAGAGACTCCTTATTCGGGGAAAGGAGAACGAAATCCGAAGTGGGGTCGGCGAAAGGGCCACCCCCACAAGAGCCTCACGCAGCCGTCAGAATCTAAAAATTTCTCAAAAAATTTTTTCGATCTAAAATCCCCACCCATGGCACTCATCCGCTCAGAATCCCCGTCCGACACAGCTCGCCGCCGAGCCAAAGGCACTGCTGCCCTGGTCGAACGCAAGAAGAAGCTCCTCTCCGGTGAAATCGTCTCCGCGAAAACAGTCGCCGACCTCTCACCCAAGCAGAAGCTGTTCATCAAGTACGTGGCCGAGGGCGACTCCGGGTCTGCCGCTGCCGAACGTGCTGGCTGCACCCCCAGCTCCTGCCGCTCCATCGCTCACCAGTGGCGCTCCATCCCTGTGATTCAGCAGGAGATCGCCAAGGCCCAGGCCGCGTACGCCGAGGCCTCCCAGATGACCAAAAAGAAGGTCATGGACATGCTGATTGAGAGCTACGACATGGCCAAGCTCATGTCTGAGCCCGCCACCATGGTCAGCGCCGCCCGTGAAGTGGGCAAGCTGTGCGGCTTCTACGAGCCGAAAAAGATCGACCTGAATGTGAATGTGAACGGTTCTGTCGTGTTGGAAAACATGAACAAGATGAGCGACGCCGAACTCCTCAGAATCATCAGCGAAGCGTCCGAGCACGGCGTGGAAGAAGCAGGCCTCCTGCTGGACCACGACGATGGCGACACAGCCCCCGAGTAAAGCAGCCCTTCTCAAAGCCCAAGCCGAGCTGGCCGAGCGCCTGCTCGCCAAGCGCAAGCTCCTGCCGTTCGTCAAGCGGTTCAATCCGAAGTACCTGGACGGCTGGGTCCACCGTGACATCTGCCGCCGCCTGGAGCGGTTCTCCCAGCAGGTCGCCGAGGGCAAGTCCCCGCGCCTGATGCTGCTGATGCCACCGCGCCACGGCAAGTCTGAGTTGGTCTCCCGTAACTTCCCTGCCTGGCACATGGGCCAGTACCCTGATCATGAGTTCATTGCGTGCTCTTACAACCTGTCTCTGGCTATGGATTTCTCCCGCAAGGTCAAGCAGATCATCTCTGATCCCTTGTACGAGAACGTCTTTGATACCCGCCTGGACCCAAACAACCAGTCGACTGAGTCATGGGGCGTCCAGGGCCAGCGTGGAGGCTATGTGGCTGCGGGTATCGGCGGACCTATTACGGGTAAAGGTGCACACTGCCTGGTGATCGACGACCCGATCAAGAACGCCGAGGAGGCTGACTCCGCAGACATCCGAGAGAAGATTTGGGAGTGGTATCTCTCCACCGCGTACTCGCGCCTGGCCCCTGGCGGCGGCGTGCTGATCATCCAGACCTGGTGGCACGACGACGACCTCTCGGGTCGACTGCAGATCATGATGCGTGAGGGTCATGACGACCAGTTCGTGGACCAGTTTGAGGTGATCAAGTACCCGGCCATCGCCGAGGCAGACGAGTGGCTGAACGCCACCACCGACCTGATTGAGTACGTCCACCACACCGAGGACCTGGCCGCAGCGGTGAACACCCACGGCGAGGCCACAGCCGTCAAGGACAGCCGCCTGCGCGCCCATGTGCGAGCCATGGACCAGGAGGTGGACACCACCAACATGACCCTCCTGCGCGTGAAGGGCGAGGCCCTGCACCCCGCGCGCTACGACCTGGACAAGCTGAACCGGATCAAAGCCCAGAACAGGGGAGGGCGCTGGTGGTCGGCCCTGTACCAGCAGAACCCCGTGCCGGCCGATGGCTCCTACTTCACCAAGGACCAGTTCCGCCGCTCGCAGCCCCCGCGCCTGGACAAGTCGTACGTCTACATCGCCTGGGACTTTGCGATCTCTGAAAAGAAACAGAGTGACTACACGGTCGGCACCGTCGGCCTGCAGGACGAGGACGACGTGATCCATGTGGTGGACCAAGTGCGCTTTAAGAGCGGAAACGCCTTCTTTATCGTCGAATCCATCCTGAATCTCGCACTCAAGTGGCATAATCCCACCCTGACACTGGGCTTCGAGGACGGTCAGATTTGGCGCGCAATCGAAGCTCTGCTTAAGAAACGCATGAGAGAGCGGAAGTTTTACCCCTCCATCGTGGTCCTGAAGCCCATCACCGACAAGATGGCCCGCGCAAGACCCTTGCAGGGTCGGATGCAGCAGGGGATGGTCAGCTTCAACACGAATGGCGAGTGGTTTGACTCCCTCAGACAAGAAATGCTGCGGTTTCCAGCCGGGGCGCACGACGACCAAGTGGACTCGCTGGCGTGGGTGACCCAGATGGTCATCGGACGCGAGGCTCCACGCAAAACTGAGGTGAAACCCATGAAATCCTGGCGCGACAAACTCCGACTTGGCAACACCTCCGGCTCGGCCATGACCGCCTAACCCGCCTCACCACCATGGCCAGCTCCTGCCCCACCTTCGTCGCCGAGGCCTTCGCGCTTCGCACTGCGATTCACTTCGCCCACCTCTCCTCCAAGTCCTACAGCGAGCACATCGCCCTCAACGAGTTCTACGACGGCATCCTGGAGCTGGCCGACAAGTACGCCGAGGTGTACATGGGCCTGACCAAGCAGGTGCCTGTCGCCTCTTGGCCCCGCGTCGAGCTGCCCACAGGCACACCGGCGGAGATGCTGGAGGAGTTCTTGGAGGACATCGAAGAGGAAGAGGAGGAAGACAGCGACCACCAGTCGCTGCTGAACATCCTGGCCGAGATGGAAGAGCTGACCGCCCAGACCCTCTACAAACTCAAGAACCTGAAGTGACACACCATGCCCATCAATACCGACCTCGCCAAGAAAATATGGACCCGGTACACCTGGGCACGTGACAACGGGCACAGCAAGTACGTCGAGAAGGCCGAAAAGTGTGACCGCTTTTTCATGGGCGACCAGTGGGACCCCACTGACCGCGCCAAGCTGGAGCTGGTGCGCCGCCCAGCGCTCACGCTGAACAAGATCATGCCCACGGTGGCCAACATCATGGGCGAGCAGATTCAGGCCCGTGCCGAGACCAGCTTCCGACCCCGCGCCGGTGCGCCCAGCGAGACCGCTGACGTGCTGAACAAGGTCTACAAGCAGATCATGGACAACAACCAGATGGCCTGGAAGCGTTCGGACATGTTCGCCGACGGGATCATCGGCTCGCGCGGCTTTTTGGACGTGCGGATTGACTACAACGACGCCATGCAGGGCGAGGTGCGGATTGACAATCTAAACTCTAAAAACGTGATCATCGACCCGGACGGCGAAGAGTACGACCCGGACACCTGGGGCGAGGTTTTCACCACGAAGTGGGTCACAGCTGACGACATCGCCGTCCTCTACAACAAGGAAGACGCCGAGCTGCTGCGAAACCGCGACCAGAGTTACTTCCCCTACGGCTACGACTCCATCCAGGCCTTCCGGGACCGTTTTGGCGACCGTTTTAACCCGATGTACACAGGCGACTACGACAATAGCAACGTGATGCGCAACATCCGCATCATCGACCGCCAGTACCGCGTGCTGGACAAGCAGAAGCACTTCGTGAGCCAGGACGGCGACATGCGCCCGATCCCAGACGAGTTCGACCGCAACAAGATCGCCATGTTCGTGGACCAGTTGGGCTTCAAGGTGGTCAGCAAGCTCGTACGTCGCATCCGCTGGACGGTGATCGCCGACAGCGTCGTGCTGCACGACGACTTCAGCCCCTACAAGCACTTCACCGTGGTGCCGTTCTTCCCCCACTTTCGCCGTGGCACGACCATCGGCCTGGTGGAGAACCTGATCGGGCCTCAGGAGCTGCTGAACAAGATCTCCAGCCAGGAGCTGCACGTGGTGAACACCACGGCCAACAGCGGCTACAAGGTGAAGGCCGGTGCCCTGTCCAACATGACCCCCGAGGAGCTGGAGCAGAAGGGTGCCCAGACCGGCATCGTGATCGAGGTGAACGGCGACCCGGACAAGGATGTGCAGAAGATCGCCCCGAATCAGGTGCCCCAAGGCCTGGACCGCATCAGCTACAAGGCTGAGGAGAGCATCAAGACCATCTCGGGCGTCTCCGACAGCATGCAGGGCATGGACCGCGCCGACGTGGCTGCGAAGGCCATCCAGCAGAAGCGCCAGGCAGGCAGCACGAACCTGGTCAAGCCGCTGGACAACCTGACCCGCACCGACTACATCCTCGCGCGCAACGTGCTGGACTTGGTGCAGGAGTTCTACACCGAAGAACGCCTGATGACCATCACCCACGACCAGGCCACCGGTGAGACTGAGACCTTCGCGGTGAACCAGGCCACGCCCGAGGGCCAGGTGATCAACGACCTGACCTTGGGCGAGTACGACGTGGTGATCACCAGCATCCCGGCCAAGGAGTCCATGGAGGACAGCCAGTTCGAGCAGGCCATCAGCATGAAGGAGATGGGCATCGCCATCCCCGACAGCGTGCTGATCGACTCCAGCCGCCTGGTGAACAAGAAGGACATCATCAAGCAGATGCAAGCGGCCAGCCAGTCGCCCGAGGCTCAGAAGCAGCAGCAGCTGCAGCTCTCGGCTCAGGAAGCCGAGGTGGCCAAGACCCAGGCCGACGCAGCCCACAAGCAGGCCGACAGCGGCCTGAAGCAGGCCAAGACGGTGCAGACCCAGGTCGAGACCCAGATCGCTGCCCGTGGCGAGCCCGACGACGGCTCCAGCCAGGCCAAGATGGCTGAGGCCGAGACCAAGCACGCCCAGGCCGAGCACGAGGCTGATCTGAAGGAGCGCGAGTTCCAGCGCGACACCCAGCTGAAGTTCATGGAGATGGGACTGCGTCGTGAAGAGTCCCACAACAAGACGGCCTTGCAGGCCGACGATTTGGCACAGAAGCGCGAGATGCAACGCGCGGAGCAGGCAAAAGCAGCGGCTGCATCCGCCGAGAGACCCACAGCATCACAAGGAGCACCTAAATGAGTATCTTGCTGAAACACCTCCTCCACCCGTACATGGCCCCAGCCGGGGACGCAGACGGTGGCGGCGGGGCCACGGACCGTGGCGACGACTTCACCCCCACTGACGAGGACCTTCACGAAGACGCGAACAGCGCTGCAGCCCAGCTCGCAGCCGCTGAGACCGCAGCCAAGGGCGAGGGCGGCGATGACGACGTGGACCCTGACGCCCCTGAAGCGTCCGCCGACTCGGAGACCAAGACCAAGACCAAGACCAAGGACTCCCGCATCCCCCTGAGCCGCCACCAGGAAATCCTGGCCCGCGAGCGTGAGCAGCGCGCCGCCGCCGAGGAGCGCCTGGCCCAGTACGAGAAGGGCCAGCAGGTCGCCACGATTAACGAGGACCTGTCCAAGCTGGAAGACAGCGTGCTGGCCATGGAGAAGGAGTACACCAAGCTCCTGGCCGACGGCGAGATCGACAAGGCCACCGAGAAAATGACCGCGATCCGCCGCGCCGAGCGCCAGATCACCGAGACCAAGGCCGAATACCGCAGCCAGGTCGCCATCGCCCAGGCCACCGAGCAGGCCCGCTACGACACCGCGCTGGAGCGCATTGAGTCCAACTTCCCCGTACTGAACCCGGACGACGACGCCTTCGACAAGGCCGTGCTGGGCGAGGTGGTGGAGTGGAAGCTGTTCTACGAGAAGCAGCGCAACCTGACCCCCACCAAGGCCCTGCAGGCTGCGGTGAAGAAGGTCGTGGGTGCCGAGACCAAGGCCCAGGAAAGGGCCACCGAGGTCGCGCCCAAGGTGGACGCAGCTGCCGTGGCGAAGGACGTGGCCAAGGAGCGCAAGGCCGCTGCCGCAGGCAAGACCGCCGACGCGGTGAACAAGACCCCGGCCAGCACCAACAAGGTCGGCCTGGACAGCGACAAAGCTGGCGGTGCGCTCAGCACCAAGGACGTGATGAAGATGTCCCAAGACGAGTTCAAGAACCTGCCTGACGACGTGCTGGCCCGCATGCGCGGCGACACATTCGCTTAAGCCCCAAGGAGAAACAACATGATCAAACCAACCGTAGGCCGCAAGGTCTGGTATCGCCACGACAACGCGCCCATATCGCTCGGGGGCGGCCACTTCTTGCGCCCCGCGCAGATTTCTGACCAGCCGATGGACGCGACTGTCGTGTACGTCTGGGACGACCGCATGGTGAACCTCCACGTCATGGACCACCACGGCAACAGCTTCAACCGCACCAGCGTGAAGCTGCTGCAAGACGGCGACGTTCCTCCCATGGGCAGCGGTTACGCCGAATGGATGCCCTACCAGCAGGGCCAGGCCAAGGCCGCAGGCGAAGCGCCCGTCGTGGCCCAAGACGCCTCCGTGCAGCTCGTCGGCGTAGAAATGTCGGGTGAAGCATGAAGTCCGCAGTCCATTCCATCGCCCGCGTCTGCCATGAGGTGAACGCGGCCTACTGCGCCGCCCTCGGTGACAAATCCCAGCCCACGTGGGAAGACGCACCCGAGTGGCAGAAGAACTCGGCCATCGCCGGCGTCGAGCTGCACCTGGCCAACCCGGACCTGGGCGTCGACGCCAGCCACCAAGCGTGGATGGAGCAGAAGCGCCAAGAGGGCTGGACCTACGGCCCGGTCAAAGACTCGGTGAAGAAGGAGCACCCCTGCTACGTGCCCTACGCTGACCTGCCGACCGAGCAGAAAGCCAAGGACTTTATTTTTCGCGGTGTCGTGCACGCCATCGCGCGCGAAATGGCACGCTGAACACTCCACAGCCGTCTCCCTGCGGAGGTGCCATGCTTGAAGCCCACGGACTCAAAAGGTCCGTGGGTCTTTTTATTTCCGTTCGATCTAATTTAGATTAGGGTAAAGGTCGGCTAGGGATGCAACCCGAGAAGCGACTTATCATCGCCTGCCATTTCCTTCAGATAGCCCTCCGATAAAGGTGCACATGATCATCTAAGCTCTAAAATAGATTACACTTCGTTCTATTCGATTTAGGCAGGTTCTCGATAGCAACCTCCACCCTCGTTGGTCGAGACGACACATCGGCAAGAAGCAGCGGAAACGCAATTTTTTTGTTTGATCGTTTTGAAAAGGAGAGCCGCTATGGCTTTAACCAACTTTGGATTGCTCACGTCTGAGCAAAAGACCGTGTGGTCGATGGATTTGTGGAAACAAGCCCGCAACATGTCTTTCGTGAACAAGTTCCTGGGCAAAGGCCCGAACTCCATGGTTCAACATATCACCGAGCTGAAGAAGACTGAGAAGGGCGCGCGCGCCGTGATCACTTTGCTGGCTGACCTGGTGGGTGACGGTGTCGCGGGTGACCGCACGCTGGAAGGCAACGAAGAAGGCATGCAAACCTTCGACCAAGTGATTCGCATCGACCAACTGCGTCATGCCAATCGCCACGAAGGCCGCATGGCTGACCAAAAGTCCGTTGTCGAGTTCCGTGGCAACAGCCGCGATGTGCTGGCCTACTGGCTGGCTGACCGCATCGACCAGATGGCGTTCCTGACGCTGGCTGGCCGCAGCTATGCCTTCAAGAACAACGGCGCAACCCGCGTCGGTTCTGACCTGCAATTCCTGGAATTCGCCGCCGACGTGTCCTCACCCTCCAATGGCCGTCGCCTGCGTTGGGATTCCGTGGGCAAGACCCTGGTGTCCAACGCTGCCTCCAGCGCTGTGATCGCCGGTGATACCCCCAGCTGGAACATGTTCGTTCAGCTCAAGGCCTATGCCAAAGACCGCTACATCCGTGGCGTGACCGGCGAGGGCGGCGAGGAAACCTACCACGCCTTCCTGACTCCCCAGGCCATGGCCAAGCTGAAGATGGACCCCGACTACATGGCCAACTTGCGTTACAGCCAGAACATTGGCGTCAACGACAAGCTGTTCAGCGGTAGCTCGGTGAAGATCGACGGCATCTACCTGCACGAGTTCCGCCACGTGCCCAACACCTTCGGTGCAGCCTCTGGCTCCAAGTATGGCGCCTCCGGCACCGTCGACGGCGCACAGATTCTGTTCTGTGGCGCGCAAGCACTGGGCATGGCCGACATCGGCGCACCCGAGTGGAACGAGAAGGGCTTCGACTACGACAACCAACAGGGTATCTCGGTTGGCAAGATCGCCGGTTTCCTGAAGCCCAAGTTCGCCAGCATCTACGAAAACGGCTCGACTGAAGACTTCGGTGTTCTGTCTTGCTACGTGGCTTCTTAAGGAGTAACCCACCATGAGCAAAATCCAAGCCGCCCGCACCGTGCAGCGCATCCTGACTGCCGAGTTCGCCTTCAACTACAACGACTGGTCCATCGACTCCGTCTCGCTGGTGAAGACCACCTACGGTTCCACCACCGCTCTGGCCGATCCCAGCTCCGCAGTGTCCGGCCTGACCGCTGGCACCGGCATCACCTTCGACTGCATCCCGATGCCCATCGGCGCTGTGATCATGGGTGGCGCTGTGATCGTCGAGACCGCGTTCGCCGGTATCGGTGCCGCAGCCGTGCTGAACCTGGGTGTCGCTGGCAACACCAGCGCCCTGGTCTCGGCAATGGACCTGGACGCCGCCACCAGCGGCTCCCGCACCGCGATCTCGCTGACCGCTCCGTTGCTCTGCAACGCTGGCCAAAACATCCGTCTGACTACCTCCGGCCTGACCGCCGCTGCTACCGCAGGCAAGGTCCGTGTCCGCGTGGATTACACGATTGATGGCAAGGCCGACGAGGTCGTTGTCGCCTAAGTGACCGCATGAACGGGGCTTCGGCCCCGTTCCTTTATCAACCACTGGAGAACCAAAATGAAGTACACGCTTCCCTTCGACCACGTGCTCGCCACTAAGAGCGGCCTGGCTGTCGAATTCAAGGCCGACGTGCCCACCTTCGTACCTGAGATTGCTGCCGCCGAGGCGCTGGCATTCGGCGCTGTAGCGTCCGACGAGCCTGACGACACTCCCGAGCCCGGCAACCAGATGCCTTCTGACGAAGGAGCCGCAGCATGAAGTTCGTGATGCACCGCAATCGCACCATCGTGTCCACCAGTGGCCACGCCGTCGAATTCGTGAAAGGTGAGCTGACCCACGTGCCCCCTGCCATGTACGAGCAGGTTATGGCCGCTGGCGCTGTGCCTGAAGAAGAGCTGGACCTGGACCCCAAGGAAGAGGGTAAGGTCGAGGAACCCACAGACCCCGCCACCCGCCAGAAGGCGCTGTTCGCGGCCATGGAGAAGGTCACCCTGCGCGGCAAGCGTGAGGAGTTCACCGCCTCCGGTGCCCCGCACGCCAAGGTGCTGTCCAACGAGCTGGGCTGGACTGTCAGCAACAAGGAACGCGACACCGCTTGGGCCGCGTTCCAGACCCGCGAGAACGAGTAACCCATGAACACGACAGAACTACTGGCCCTGGCTCGCGCCGAGCTGTACGACATAGAGACGCCCTACCTCTGGTCGGACGCCATGCTGTACACCTACATCGACGACGCCCAGAAGCAGTTCTGTCGTCTCACCTACGGCATCGAAGACGCCCGCAGCTTCAAGATCACCATCAAGGCCGACGGCACCGAATGGTACGCCATCGACCCGGCGATCCTGAAAATCCGTGATGCCTCTGACGCCTCCACCGGCGACGACGTGCCGCTGATCGCATCCGAGAAGATGCGCCAGCAGGGCCTGAAGTTCGACGGCAATCAAGGCCCGCTGCGCGCCCTGATCACCGGCCTGGAGAAGGGCTATGTCCGCACACATCCCAAACCTAACACTGCATCTGTGGTGGAACTCCATGTGTTCCGCCTGTCCGAGGATGTGGCCGCTGGAGATGACTTCGAGATCGACCCGCAGCACCACATCAACCTCCTCGACTGGGTGAAGAAGCGCGCCTACAGCGTCCAAGACGCTGAGACCTCCGACCCGCGCAAAGCGGCTGAGCACGAGCAGGCCTTCAAAGTCTACTGCGCCGCTGCCAAGGTCGAGCAAAGCCGCGCACGTCGCCCTGTGTCCACCGTCGCATACGGAGGCCTCTGATGTCTACCCTGAAAAAAGACCCGGACGCGATCCTCGACTACACCGTTGATTGGGGCCCATACCTGACGGCCCTCGGTGACGTGATCACGTCCGTCACTTGGGTCCTCTCGAGCGGCCTCACGGAGGTCTCTCAACAAAACACCTCCACGACGGCCACGGCCTTCGTGTCTGGTGGCGTCTTGGGTGATACCGAGACCCTTACATGCCGAATCGTGACAGCCGGTGGGCGCACTGATGACCGGACCATTCCCATCAAGATCGTCAACCGCTAAGGAGCCACCATGGCCACTACCGCCTTCTGCAACTCGTACAAGCAGGAAATCCTGCAAGGCCTGCACCTCGCAGCCAATACCTACAAGATCGCCCTGATCAAGGTCGCACCGACCACGACCTTCGGTGCGTCTACCACCAACGCGGGCACTCCCGGCACCAGTGCTTCGTCCCAAGCCAACATCGGCACCGACGAAGCCTCTGGCACCGGCTACACCAGCGGCGGCGCGACCCTGGCTGGCTACTCTGCCACCCTGCAGGGCACTACCGGCTGCTTGGACTTCACCACGCCGACCTGGGCTAGCTCCACCATCAGCGCCACTGCTGCGGTGATCTACAACAGCTCGGTGTCCAACCGCGCTGTGAGCGTGCATGACTTCGGCGGCACCATCAGCTCCACCGCTGGTACTTTCACTGCGACCATGCCTGCCGTCGGCGCTGGCACCTCGCTGATCCGCGTGGCCTGATGCCTCAAGCAGAAGCTGCTCTCCTGGACCTCGGCCATTTGGTCGAGCGTATCAAGTCCGTCCGCGCTTCGCCCGAGGAGCTGGCGGAGCTGGCCACCAACCGAATCATCTCGGTTGGCGACAAGTCGCACTTCGCCATCCGTGACCAGGCCCACGCCTTCCGCGAAGGCATCCGCGACGTGATCCGCCAGTACGTCGAACGCGCCGTGTACGCCGAGCAGCTGAACGTCGCCCAGGCACTGCGCGATGTCGGCCACCCCGAACTGGTCCCCGTCATCGCGGACCGCATGAAGTAACTGGAGCGCTAAATGCCGTTTACCCCTTCTTCGTCCGCCAGCTCCGCTTTCGGCGGCGACTCTGAAGTCGCAGCTGCCGAAACGTGGCCGATCAGTAAGCTGGCATATGGCGCTAGTGGCTCGGGCACTCGCGTCACCGCAGCGACCCCCATGCCAATCGGCCCTGGCTCTGCCGCTGCGGCCACCACTGGTGCCATCGTCGCAGCCTCTACAGTCGTCGGCCCCGTCACCATGGGCACGATGAACGGCCTGACCGTGACGGTCAGCGGTACGCATGCGGGCGTCAACTTTGGTTTCTGGGGCTCGAACGACAACACGCTGTGGTTCCCCGTCAACGCTGTTCGTACGGACACAGGAATCTCTGAAACCACTTCGGGTGTACTCACAGCCAATCAGTCCCGCGCATGGGACATCAGCATTGGCGAGTTCTTGTATTTCCGTGTTGTGGCCACCGCCTGGACGAGCGGCAGCGCTGCTATCGCCATCCAGCCCGGCATGTTCTCATCTGAGTCACAAGTGGCGGCCATTGCGCATGCGATCTACAACACGACCCTGCCGACGTTCACTGCAGGCTCGCTGGCTTACCTGCTGTCCGATGTGAATGGGCGCTTGGTGGTGACAGGCCAGGGGGCTGCGGCTGCTTCGATTGCTGGTGCACCAGTGCGTGTCGGTGGTACTTTCACCACCACACTGCCGACTTACACCACCGGCCAGCAGACTGACCTTCAGGTCACTGCGCGCGGTGAAGTTTTGGTGGCGCTGTCCAACGGCGCGACGGCTGTGGCGGTCAAGGCCGCAAGCACCGCTGCCGCAACGACTGACCCGGCACTGACCGTTGCCTTGTCGCCCAACAGCCCAGCACCGGCTACCACAAGCGCCAACCAGGCTTGCGCCAACATTAACGTGAACGCGGTGGGAGCAACCGTTACCGCCGTGAAGGCTAGCGCGGGCAACCTCTTTGGCATGTCCCTGGTGAACAACAATGCCGCAGTCGTCTTCGTGTCGTTCTGGAACGTCGCCGTCGGCTCAGTGACGTTGGGCACCACGGTTCCAACTTGCGTCTTCGCCATCCCTGCCAGTGGTGTGCTGAACCTTCCCCCTAGCGCATTGGCGCTGCTCAATAGTGCGACTGCCATCAGCTTCGCTGCCGTCACTGCTTACAACGGAGCCGCCGGAGGCTCCGTTACCGGGTCGATCTTCTACAAATAAGGGGCGACTATGGCCCTCAATGTCGGCGCGTTCTCCCCGATAGCGGCGTCGAACTACGCAAATACGCAGACCACAGCCGCGATCACCACTGCTGCCAGCGGCAGCACGTTCGTCGTGCCCTACAACGGCGCACAGGGGGTCATCGCCAGCATCCTTGACAACAAGGGCAACATCTACGTCCTCAAGGAAACGAGCAACTACAACGGGACGTTCCAGTCCTTGTATGCCTATGTTTGCGAAAACGGCGTTGGCGGCGCGGGCCACACGGTCACAATCGCCCTCAATTCCGGCGCTTATGCGGCGTACTCTTTTGGGTTGGTTGAGATCACCGGCGGCGCGGTATATGACGTGTCGTTCCCGAGTGCTGGCGTTTCCACAACGCCGCCGACAGGCAGCATCACGACAACTGATGCAGATGTGGTTCTGTCGTTTTGCGGTGGCCCCTCATACACCACCTACACCAGCGTTACGGACAGCTTCGGCAACATCATTGCGTCGCAGTTGGATGGCGCGACCTATGGCACGCAATCGGCTGTTGGTGCGCTTGTCCAGTCGAGTGCAGGTTCGATCAGCGACACATTCACATGGAGCGCGTCGATAGGTTACGGCACCATCATCATGGGCTTCAAGTCCTCCACAGCACTGACTGCTGGGCTTGTTCCATACCCGATTGGCGGAAATGTCGCGGTTGGCATGGCCTTCCCAAGTGCATCTGGCGGCGGCACGGCGACACTGACTGGCGTCGGCACCACTTCCGGCGTCGGCACTCCCACAGCCTTCGGCTACGCGGCCACGCCCTTGGCCAGCGCAACTGCAACTAGCGCCGTCGGCACCATCACTGCATCAGGCACCAGCTCGGTAGCCGGGAACGCAGCGCTGATTGGTGTCCCGGCCACTTCCGCCGCTGGCACGCTGACCGCTACGGGAACTGCCGCCACGACCCTCGCAGGCGCTGCGACCACGGCCTCTGCAGGCACGATCACAGCCTCTGCTGGCGCATCAGGAAACGCGACGCTCACCGGTGTCCCGGCTACCTCTGCGGCTGGCACGCTGGCCGGGGCAGGGCAGGGCACTGTCGCCCTGGTCAGTACCTCGGCCACGTCCGCTGCTGGCACGCTGACGGCCTCGGGCGCAGCCGCGCTGACCCTGGCCGCAGCCACCGCGACCTCTGCCGCAGGCACTGTCGCGGCCTCGGGCGGTAGCGTCGGCGCAGCGCCGCTTACCGGTGTCGCCGCGACCTCTGCCGCAGGCGTCCTGGCCCCTACCGCCTCCAGCGCAGCGACCCTCTCTGGGGCCTCTGCCACGGCCTCCGCAGGGGCGATTACAGCCTCCGCAGGGGCTTCGGGCACCGCTACCATCACCGGTGTCGCTACGACCTCCGCAGCGGCCTCTCTGGCCGCTTCCGGGGCCGCTTCCAGGGCACTTACGGGCGTCTCTGCCACCGCCACCGCTGGCACCCTGGCAGCTTCGGGTACGGCCTCCGCTACCGTGGCACTCGCCGGGGTCCAGGCCACCGCCGCTGCTGGCACCCTGACGGCCTCTGGCACGGCCACCGGTACAGCCACTCTCACCGGTGTGACCGCCACGTCCTCTGTCGGCACCGTCACCGCTACGGGGGCTGGCGCTGGGCAGGCCAACCTGGCTGGCGTCGGCGCGACTGCCTCGGCTGGCGCACTGACCGGCTCCGGCCAAGCCACCAAGGCTCTGACCGGCACCTCTGCCACGGCTGCAGCCGGGACCATCACTGCCTCGGCTGTCACTGCCGCGACCCTGACCGGTGTCGCAGCCACTGGCTCTGCCGGGGCGCTCACCGCCAAGGGTGGCGCCTCGGTGGCGCTAGGCAGCGTGTCTGCCACGGCCCAGGCTGGCAGCGTCACGGCTGGCGCGAGTCGGGCCGTGGCCCTCACCGGTGTAGCGGCCACATCGGCTGCGGGCACTGTGTCTGCGGCGTCCATCACCACCGCGCTGCTGGCCAGCGTGCAGGCCAACTCTGCTGCGAGCGCCATCGTCGCGCGCGGCATCGCCAACGTCCTCATCACGGGTGCGCAAGCCTCGTCCTCCGCTGGAAGCATCCACGCAGTCGCTGGTAGCGACTACGTGCCCGACCCGCGCCTGACGCTGACTGTGCAGCCCGACCCTCGCATCCTCACCGTCCTTGCGGACCCCCACGCGCTGGTTGTACCGGCAGAGTCCCGAACCCTTCTCGTCACTGCAAGCGCCCTCCAGGCGAGCGTGGCACCCAGCTTCTAAATCTCTCAAGGAGTACATCATGGCCGCATGGTCCGACACCGCTGAAAACAAACTGATCGACTGGTTCTTTCGAGGCCAGGCGCTGGGCCTGACTGGCGCATCCGCTGGCGCTGGCTCCGGCCCCACCACTCTCTACATCGGCTTGCTGACCGCAGCACCCACAGACTCGACCGCTGGCACCGAGGTGAGCGGCGGCTCGTACGCCCGTGTGGCGGTGACTAGCTCGCTGGCGAACTGGGCTGGCACACAAGCGGCAGGCTCTACATCCGCATCTACTGGCACATCCGGCACGACCAGCAACAACAACACCATCACCTATAGCCCCTCGCCGACCGTGTCGTGGGGTACTGTCACCGCCGTCGGCATTTATGACTCGGCCTCTGGTGGCAGTTTGCTGGTCTACTCGGCGCTGTCCCTGGCAAAGGTCATCAATATCGGCGACTTGGTAACGTTCCCTGCAGGGGCGCTGACCTTCCAGATCGACAACTAAGGTCGAGCCATGGCGGCAGTTACTCTCGCCGCAAATGCAGCGGCGGGTGCTAGCCTAGTTGGGCCAGCGCCCAACTACACGGTATTTGATACCCACACGTTCCCGGCAGCGCCCACGCAGTGGACCACACCGGCGTACGGTAATGGCGTGCTCGTCAGCTTGGCGGACTCGTCATCCGTCGCTGCGGTATCCACTGATCTGGGTGTTACATGGACTACACAGTCCATCGCGCTAGGTGCGGCCTCATACACAAATCCTGCCTTCGGTGCAGGGCTATTTGTTGGCCTTGTCTACTCGTCGGCCTCATACATCACGTCGCCTGACGGGACCACATGGACGACCAGAACACTCCCGGCGTCCCATCTCTGGGACTCAATCATCTACGGAGGCGGGCAGTTCTGCGCACTGTCCGGTGACGGGTATGCTGCGGCTTCGTCGGACGGACTGAGCTGGACCATAACGGCCATGCCTAGCACAGGCACTTCACCGTACTGGAATAGCGTCGTCTACGGTAATGGGATGTTTGTCGCTTCTGCCTACGGCAGTGCTGCACAGGCGTCGTCTACCAATGCATTCCAGAGCGGCAGCACTGCGAACTTATTAAACCCACTAGCAGCCGGGTCGACCGCCAGTCCCGCTACTGCGTTTGGTAGAGGCGTGTTCGTCAGTATTAAAGACGACATGGTGGCTCTCTCGACCAACGGTCTGCCGACAACGTACTCGACAATAGGTGCCATACCGACTTCAGGGCGTCAGTGGCAATTGTGCTTCGATGGGCGAAACTTCATCGCTGTTGAGCCCAACTCCTCAGACATGATTCTTTCGCAGGACGGTCTGACGTGGGTACTGTACTCGCTGCCGATTTCTGGAGCTGATGGGGTATTTAGCACCAGTGGTGCCGTGATCATCATCCCGGCTGCGGCTGGGACAACCTCCATCACCATCGGGAACGGGCCGACAGCAAGTTCCGCCGCTGCGTCCGGGGTGCAACTCGCCGCCAACGCTGTCGCCTCAGCCGCATTCTCCACGACGTTTACGTACAACGTAGTCTCGATGTCGGCAACTGCTCTGGCATCCGCCAGCATGCCGGTGTACACCCCCAGCTACACATCACCGGCGACGTTCTCAGCGCCAGCCACGTCCTCATTTTGGAGGGGCGTCGCGTACGGCAACGGACAGTTCGTCGCAGTACCTTATGCGGCTGCGTCGGTCGACGTGTCTAGCGACAACGGCGCGACATGGACAACCGTCACGCTAAGTTATCTCGGGGGCAACACCCAAGTCGCGTACGGAAACGGCCTGTTCGTTATATTCTCGTACCTCTCGACCAGCTACCACACATCGCCTGACGGGTTCACCTGGACCACCAGGACATTGCCGGCCTCGTATAAGTGGGTCGACCTCGCGTTCGGCGGAGGGCTGTTCTGTGCATTGTCAAATGATGGGTACGCCGCGACATCGGCGGATGGTATAAGCTGGGTCTTCTCGACCATGCCGACCATACCCACAGGCACGGGGCTTCAGGGATGGAACGGCGTCTGCTACGGCAACGGGGTATTCCGGGCCTGGACTTATGGTGGCTCCGGGATGCAGGCCATCTCTCCGAGCGGGTTTCAGTCGGCGATAACGTACAACACAAACGACCCGTTCAAGCCTGCCGATGGGCCGCCGTCTGCGTACGGGAATGGGAAGTTTGTCTCCATTAGTGGCCAAGTCGTAGCATCGTCACCCAACGGGCTGCACACGACATCGAGCAGCATAGGTTCTATCGCCCCGGCTGGAACAAACTGGACTATCTCGTTTGACGGCGGGAACTTCATCGCGGTGGCGGGCACCACGACGACCATACTCACGTCCGCAGACGGCGTAACCTGGGCCGCGCACACAGCGCCGGTGGCCGGAGCTGTGGCATGTAGTGGGAACGGCGTCACGGTCGTGATGCCATCGGACACGGGAACCACGGGATACACCATGCCCGCTGGCGGCGGGCTGGTTCTTAGCGCCGTCGCACCAATAACTACGGCAACGACCGTAGTTCTCGCGGTAGCGTTCTCTGCTGCTGCGACTGTGCAGGCAGCGCTCGCTTTCACCAACACGACACTTTCGGCATCTGCAACAGCGATCGCTTCAGCTACGGCAGCACTCAGCACGTCTGGAGTGGTAGCACTTGGGGCTGCAGGGGTCTCTTCTGCTTCCGCCTCCGCATCAATTATGGTGCAGCGGGTTCTCCTAGCTACTGCGGTGGCTACTGCGGCCACCGGCTGCTCTATCGCCCTATCGGTGCCGCTCGCCGCCGACGCACACTCGGTTGCATCTGGAAGCCCAGCACTCAGTCTGAGCAAACTGCTCTCGTCCGTCCAGGTTGCCAGCGCAAGCGCCTCCGCTGGACTGCTGAACTACCCACTGCTGCAAGCCTCTGCCGTAGCGTCAGCGTCTGCGTCGGCCAGCGCCACGATACGGGCCCTGCTAGCCGCCCAGGCCCAGGCCCAGGCCCAGGCGACTGGCGCTGTCATGCAGGCCGTTCAGCTAGCCGGGACCGGTGCAGCACAAGCCTCCGCGCCTGCTGCGCTGCTGATCACCGTACAGATGGGCGCAGCCCCTGCCGCAACCGCTCTGGCATCTTCGGCTGCGTCCATCCAGAAGCTCATGGCAGCATCTCCGGCTGCGGAGGCCTCTGGCTCAGGCGCGATCCTCCAGACCTACTCGCTGGCCGCTGGTGCGCAGGCGCAGGCGAGCATGGTGCCGAACTTCTCCACCGCTATGACCCTGAGCGCCCAGGCATACGCAACAGCGACCATGTCTGCGTCAATCACCAGCGGCTTCGTGTTCAAGTCGAACCGGCTGCGCACGATCATCGTCCCAGCTGAGGCCAGGATGGTCAAATCTAACATCTAATATAGAATACCCCACCATGGACATCAAAGCGTTCCGAGGTCTCAACAACGTGACCGACCCTTTGCGGCTCGGTCTGGACTGGCTCGTCCAAGCAGACAACGTGAACGTGACCAGCACCGGCTCCCTCGTCAGCCGTGAGGGGTACAGCCAGTCTCTGGTGGGCAACTACACCGCCATCTACAGCACCCAGGACTACCAGCGCTGCTACGTCGTCAAGGCAGGCGTACTGCAGACCTTCGAGGGCGCTCAACTCATAACTCTAATTTCGAACGCACAGATGTTCTGGGCCGAAGTGAACGGCCAGGTCTTCTTCAACAACGGCACCGACAGCGGTGTGATCCTGCCGGACAACACCGTGCTGCCGTGGGCCTGGGCCACGCCGACGCCGCCCGCTGTGTCGGCCTCCACCGGCAACCTGCCTGCTGGCGTCTACCAGGTGCGCTGCTCCTTCGTGCTGCCCGACGGGCGCGAGACCGGCACCGGTGACTCCGCTGAGATTTACCTCGACGGCTCCCAGGCGCTGGTGATCTCCAACATCCCGCAGGCTGGCGGTGTGACGAACGTCTACATCGCACCGGCCAACAGCGACGTGTACCAGCTGGCCTACGTCACCGTGGCCAAGAGCCTGACCTTCAACGGCTCCATCGACACCCTCGGGCGCGACCTGCTCAACGCCTTCTTGGACCCGCTGCCTGCTGGGTCCAGCGTGATCCAGCACTGGAAGGGCTGCATCTACGCCGCGCAGTACATGCCCAATGAGAAGCAGACCGTGGTCTGGTTCACTGAGCCTCTGGGTTTCCACCTGTTCAACTTGAACAGCAACTTCTTCATCGTGCCTGGCCAAGTCCTGATGCTGGCCCCGCACGACGACGCACTGATCATCGGCACCGATGCACGTGTGTTTGCCTACACCGGTGACAAGCTCCAAGAGCTGGCCGACTACGGCGTCATCCCTGGCCAGCACTGGGCCGAGGACGATGACCGCATCCTGTTCTGGACACTGCGGGGCCTGTGCGCCGCGCTGCCCTTCAAGAATCTTACCGAGCGCCAAGTTTCAGTGGCGCCAGGTCTTAGTGCTGGCGGGGCCATTGTGCGCAGTGGCGGGCAAAAACGCTATGTCGTTGCACTCCATGCTGGAGGGTATCCATTCAATGCTAAATAGCCTATATCGTGCCGGTTGGGTGGAGCTTGCGCTTCTCAGCTACGTACGCTTGGTGCGCGGAATCTTTGGTTGGGTACGTGCCAATCGAAGATAGCTGACTGAGCGTACACATGAACTTTACCCCACTTTTCTTCAATCGTTACTCCTAAAGGAACTCATCATGACTTTGCGTCTCTCTACCGGTACTCGTACCGGCCTGGCTGGCAACGGCGGCTTCGGCGAGCTGTTCAAGAACGGCTCCATCGGCATCTACTCTGGCACTCAGCCTGCTACCGCTGATGCTGCAGTGACCGGCACCCTGCTGGGCACAGTGACGGCGGCCTCCGCCGCCCTGACCCAGGAGACCCGCGCCACCGGCAACGTAACCATCACTGGCGCCACCGGCAGCATCACCGCCGTGACCGTCGGTACGTTCAACATCATCCCGAACGAGACCATCCCCTACAACACCAGCACCACCCAGACCGCCTCAGACCTGGCTGATGCAGTGAACCGCAACGGCTACTACCTGGCCTCAGCCTCTGGCGCTGTCGTGACCCTGACCCCCAAGGCTGGCACTGGCGCTGTCCACAACGGCTACGTCGTGGCCGCGACTAGCACCTTGACCGTCACCACCGGCAATATCGCCAGTGGCGTGAACCCTGCCAACGGCCTGGTGTTCACCCCCGCTGCTAGCGGCACGGTGTCGAAGTCCGGCGTGTGGAGCTTCAATGGCGTAGCCGCAGGCACTGCTGGCTGGTTCCGCCTGATTGGCTCTGCCGCTGATGCTGGCGCTCTGTCGACCACCCTGCCCCGCATGGATGGCTCCATCGCTACCTCCGGCGCAGACCTGAACCTGTCGAACATCGCCATCGCCATCGGTGCGCCGACCACCATCGACTCCTTCGTCTTCACTGTGCCCGCACAGTAAGCCCTGTGGAACACCGGCTGATTCAAGGTGGTGAGCAGTTCCTCCCGTTTGCCCGCAGTCGCATCAAAGCTCTGCGGGCGACGGGGCTGCAACACGCGAGTCAGCAGTTCGAGATCGACGGTGTTTCCATCAAAGCCCGCATTGACGGCGAGCACGACTACATCACCCTCTCGGGAGGCGTCAGCATCCTGAGTGGCGTGGTGCAGGGCGGCACCATCGTCAGCGCCCCGCCGCCCGGCTCCCCACCAGGCACAGCCTCAGTCCCATCCCTGAGCAAGTTCAAGCCCACGACCCAGTGCTACAAGCTGGCCCTGGGCAGTGACCCGGCCAAGAGCCCGAATACCTACAACTACGAGCCCAAACTGTCCACGCTGCGCGACAGCTCCATCACCACCGCATCCTACTTCGGCCACACGACCAGCCAGCACGGTGACCTGCGTGCCAGCATGTACTCCGGCATCATGGCGAAGGTCGTCCAGTTCCTGGTGGGCCTGGGGCGGACAAAGGTCAACCCGGCAGATGTGGTGGTCAAGTACAACTGGCAGTTCTCAGTCTGCCACGGTGTGATCCTCGACCCAGATAAGAAGCCGTGGCTGGTGGAGATCAGTGCGGCGCGTGGCGTCATCGCCATGAAGTTGCCGATGCTGGCTGGCAAGAAGACTGGTTCCGACGCACTGCGCGAGATGGTCAAGCTGATCGGCGGCATCCCTACCGGAGAGACATTCCCGGCGAGCATCACGGCAGGTCTTGCGGCAGGCACGATCTTCCAGCTAATCTCAGTCGCTGGCATGTCAGCGTTCTTCGGGAAGACCTCATACAGCGATGACATGGGGTGGTCATTCGATGACACCGGTAGCGAGGCGCACAACACCTGCCTGGGGGTGATCAGTGGGGCCAACGGCGGATACCACTACAAGCTAGGGTTTACGTTTGCTCAGAATCCAGACAAGACCTATACCCCTTCGGCTTCGCTCACCCAGGTCAGCGCGAACAAACTGAGCCACGCACCGTCTTTCAGCTTCTTCGACCGGACGAACGTGTCGGGGTCTGGAACCGGCAATACCTCGCTTTCTGCAAACGCACTTGCCGACGCGGAGTCGCCAACACTACTCGCATGCCACATCAACGGGCAGCTTGTGCTTGTGCAAAATCTGGACGGCAAAGGCAGCGTGCTTTCGAGCGTCACTACAGGGTCTGGCACCATCCCAATACCCGCGACATATTTCCCTGGGCACGACCCGGCCAATCCGCCAGTCCAGATACTGGTCCCTGCTCACATCTCGTTCAATCAGACTGCGGTTACTGAACCGACGTACGGGCTGCGCATCACGGGGACTGAATTCTCTACACCAGAGACCACCTCGATCTTCGACCAGAATCCAGTGATAACTAACGAGCTCGACTATTTCCAGGTCGACGCCGCAACCACCATCCAGCCAGTGTGGGCACTGGCTGGATGGTGGTGTAGCGGGTGCAGGGATGGGTTCCGCATAGTGGCGCGAACTGCAAGTGTCGGCATCTCCAGGACATCTTCCTACATCGGTTCCACATACCCCGGAGGCCCGCAGACGTTCCCGACGTACCCGGCTGACACAACTGCGGACAACAGGTACTTCACTGGCATCGTGTTCCGCGAGCAGTTGGTGCCATACAAGTCGGCCTTATACAGCGTAGCACCGACACTGACCGACGGCTGGGCGGGAATAACTCCGCGCCCCCAATACGACATTGTGTACAGCACCTTCGGTGCCACGCCGCAGATGGTCCACACCGAGTGGGACGGGGCAAACTATGCGACCCACACCACGGGCGCCTTAGCTGATGCCGCGAGCTACACCCCCAACTACTACTCCTACGTGGGATACACAACATGAGCAATGACGCCAACCTGATCTACATTGCGCCCACCGTGGCAGCGTATGGTGGCGCGAACATCGCCTGGCAGATGCCCTTCCCCGTGCTGGCAGCGGCGGGCCACGACGCGAGCGGTGAGCGGGCCTTCGCGGGCACCATGCCGTCTGCCACGCTGTCTGCCCGAGGCGGCGCGAATGCTGCACTCGAAGCACCCATGGGGCTGCTCACCATCACGGCCACATCCGTCGGGTTGGGCACTGCCGCGCTGGCCATGCCCGCACCTACGCTCGCCTCCAGCGCCACAGCCACAGGCAAGGGCAGCGCAGCGCTGACCTTCGGCTCCATCGGGGTGAACACCTACAGCCTGGTGGGCTACTCCGGCGCGGTGCTCTCCGTGACTCTGACTGGCGGCTACACCCTCGCGGCCACCGGCACCACCGGCAACGTGGGCGGCGCTGCCCTCACGCTGCCTCTGTACGACCTGACGGCCTCTGGCTCCCAGCCCAACATGGGCGACGCCTCGCTGCTCATGCCCTCTGCGCGGTTGGGTGCCCAGGCCCAGGCATGGCTGGCCATGCCGAGCGCCACGCTCACCGCCGTCGGCACCGCCGTGGTGGCCGTGACCTACGAGGCCTATGCAGTGAACCTGAACCACACCCCCCGCCCCGGCGTGGACCTTGTGGACGAAGTGACCCACTACACGAACTACGCGTTTGATCGCATCGTGCGCTACAAGAACAGCTACTACGGCATGAACAGCACTGGCCTGTACCTGCTCGAAGGTGTGACCACGGACACCTGGGCCGTGCAGACCGCCGAGACGGACTTCAAGTCTGCGCAGAAGAAAACCGTGGAGACGGCCTACTTCGGCGGGCGCATGCCACCGGCCAGCACCGTGAGTCTGATCGCCCGCGAGAACGCAGCCAACACCTACAACTACACCACCCCGCGCGGGGCTCACGCGCAGAACTATCGCCAAGCCTTTGGGCGCGGCATCAAGGCTCGGTACTACGCCCTCGGCCTGTCCGGCACCGATCATTTTGACCTCGACTCCGTCACGCTCAATGTGACCACCCTCGCACGAAAGGTATAAGCCATGGCCGCAGATGTCACCTCCCTAATCTCCAACGCGCAGGGTTACACGACCTCGCTCGTCACGCAGGCGACCAATGCCATGCAGCAGGCCGTCACCACGGCTGGTTCCATTGGCTACTCTGTGCCGAACTACACGCTGGCCACACTGCCGAACTTGCCCAGCGCCACCATCGACCTCACACTGCCCACGCTGACCGACGCCACGATGGAAGCGCCACCCGAGCCGACTGATGGCCTCGTGTTCCAGGACATCCCGACCATGGACGCAGGCGTGGCTCCCAGCCTGGCCGCGACCCTGCCCACGATCACGCTGCCGACCGACCCGTCCCAGCTCGCAGCCTTCACCGATGTGGCTCCGGCCATCAACACCTCCATCGCATTCCCTGACCCTCCGGCTGCGCTGCTGGACCCGCTCCTGGACGCACCCACCTTCGCAGACCACGCTGTGCCGGACGCGCCCCAGGTGCTGCTGCCTTCGTTCACGGCCACTGCGCCCGTGGATGGCACCGTCGCGCCGACGAACCTGGATACGGTGTTCGGCAACTCGTACGCCAGCGCTGCACCCAGCATGCAGGCTGCTGTGGCCGGGTATGTGGACTCCATGATGGCGAAGTACAACCCGCAGTACAGCGCCCAGATGTCGGCCATCGAAGCCCAGCTGAGCAAGTACCTGGCGGGCGGCACCGGACTGAACGCTGCTGCCGAGAACGCCATCTACGAACGCAGCAAGAGCAAGGTCAACGCCGAGGCACTGCGTGTGCGTGACCAGGCCCTGGCCGACGCTGCCACACGCGGCTTCACCATGCCCAGCGGCGCGCTCCTGTCTGCTACCCAGCAGGCACGCCAAGGCGGTGCCGACAACAACGCCCGCGCCGCTGCCGAGATCGTGGTCATGCAGGCTGAGATGGAGCAGAAGAACCTCCAGTTCGCCGTGACCACTTCCACCGGTCTGCGTACCTCCATGCTGAACGCGGCGCTCTCCTACATGCAGAACCTGTCCACCATCAACGGCCAGGCTCTGGAGTACGGCAAGACTGTGCTGAATGCCGTGGTCGAGACCTACAACACTGCGGTGAAGGCATTCGAGGTGAAGCTCGAAGCCTACAAGGCCGATGCCATGGTCTATGAGACCCGACTCAAAGCGGCCATGGCTGGGGTGGAGCTGTACAAGGCAGAGATCGACGCACTGCAAGCACTGACCACTGTGGACCACGCCGAGATCGAGATCTACCGCGCTCGCATTGAATCCCTCGTCTCTGTGTCCAACCTGTACCGCACGCAGATCGAAGCGGTGCAGGGCCGCGTCGGACTGGAGAAGCTGAAGCTCGAAATGTTCCAAGCCCAGGTGCAGACCTACGCCACTCAGGTGCAGGCCAAGAGCGCCGAGTGGCAGGGCTATACCGCCGCCATCGGTGGACAGACTGCCAAGGCCCAGGTCTACGAGACCCAGGTCCGCGCCTTCGGTGCCCAGGTGAACGCCTACCAAGCCGTCGTGTCTGCCAAGGCCGAGGTGATCCGCGCCGCTGCCGCGACCAATCAGGCCCGCGCCAGCCAGTATCAGGCCCAGATGAGCGGCTACAGCACACTGGTGCAAGCCCGTGGTGAGGTGGCCCGCACTAAGATCGAAAACCAGCGTCAGGTGATCCTGGCCTACCAAGCCAAGGTGCAGGCGCAGATCGGCAACGCCCAGGTCCAGCAGAGCTACTACAAGGCCGCTGCCGATGTCGCCATCGCTCGTGCAGAAGGCGACATCAAAGCCCAGATCGCGGGCATCGACAGCCAGCGCGCATTCAACACGACGATCAGCCAGCTGGGCACGGCGAATGCGAACATCTTTGCCAACCTGGCCAGCTCGGCGCTCTCGGGCATGAACACCCTGGTGGCGCAGACTGCGGCGAGCTAAGATGTGGCCTCAGATTGGAGGCCATATGAATAAATTCGACGACCCCATTGAGCGCGTCATGGTAGACCTCAAAGGAGCTGCGCAAGGGTTCAGGGACGGCCTCCGCGACGGGCAACGTACGGAAGAACCGACGGCCACCAGCACATGGGCTAAGGTCGTACTGTGGGCTGTGGCTGCGGTTGTGGTGCTCGCGGTGATGGTGCGGCTGTAAACGACCTACGGGTGGGCGCTAAGCGCTAAAATACCGCCATCCCACTGGAGCTGCAGGCTATGAAGGTGCTTCCCTCAAGGAGCACCCATGGCTACCAACGTCTCTCTCCGACCCAACTGGGCGTACGGCACTAACGATGCAGGCGCTCCGGGGCGCGTACCCGATATGGGTGCCCCCGGCCCGTACACTCCGCAGCCCCAAGCGGCCCCGGCGCCCGGCACCTCCCCCTACGCCGCAGGCAACGCGACGGCGCAAGACGTAGCCGACAAGTACCGCCTGCGCCAGCCTGCCTACGACGCTGCGCAGCGTATGAAGGCCGCATCCGGCATCGAAGCGCCCCGCGCCGGTACTGCCGGTGCGCTCGCTGGCATCGCCATAGGTTCCGCCGCCGAGTCGGCTGGTACCCCCACGGCGAACTACCGTCGACGCCTGGGTATGGACCCGAACGGCGACGACCTGGCTGGCGACCTCGGGGCACGAACCGTGGGCGTCATGTCCGACTTCGGCGCGAAGGTTCTGGACGCCCCGGTGGACCTCCTGAACGCAGGCTCCCGTATGTTCGGCGGCAAGGGCGACATGCAGCTCCCTGACGGCTCGTTCTCCGACAGTATCCGTCGTCAAGACGGCGAGAACCCCACGCCCGACGCTGCGGCCCCCCTAACCCCTAACCCCTCCCTACGCCCTGCCACTGGCGCTGGCGCTGGCCGGGCCAGCCCTGGCTTCGACGACCCACGCCGTGTGGATCGTGACCCCTCGCGCGCGAGTCTGGGCACCATGCGCGACTACACCAACGAGCTGGCCAACGTGCCCAGAGACCTGCCCGGCGACCTGCGCCAAGGCGTGATCTACAAGACCAAGGGCGCGCACGGCGAGACCGTGTACAGCGGCAAGAACGTCACCGGCGACGCGCAGCTTGTGGACGGGAAGGGCGCGACCATCCAAGGCGGCGGCTCCGTGAGCACCGTGCCCGGCGTGGACCCAGCTGCTGTACGCCAAGCGCTGGCCAATCCTGACGGCTCTCGCTGGAGCGCTGGCGACAACGCCATCATGGCTGCGAACCTGCGCGACGGTGTGGACCCCTACCGTGGCACCTCGCGCCAAACTGGCGCAGGCAAGGACGCCCAGATGGACAGCCTGCGTGCCCTGGCCTCGAACCCCAATGCCATTGGCCACAACGGCGCTGCGCGCCTGTTGGGCACACTCATGGGCGATGACACCGCCCGACGCGGTCAGGACATCAACGAGAACGAAAACATCCGCAACAACATGACCCAGCTGCGCGGTCAGGACATGACCAACCTGACGGCGCGCGCGCGCATGCAGTACGACATGAATAAGGACCAGCGCGACTTCGCCGCTGGCCGCAGCGACGCCGACTTCACCCAGCGCCAAGCTGCCAAGAAGGCGATGGACGAGCAGATCGACGCGCGCTTCACTGACCCTGCCACCGGCAAGGTGGACCCGGTGAAGGCCGATGAATACAAGCAGTTCATGAACAATGGCATCGCCGACACAGCCGCGAAGCTGAAGGCCTCCAACGACCCGCGTGAGCAGGCCCTGGGCAAGAAGCTCGATGGCCGCAGCTACGCCGACATGGACCCTGAGGACCACTCCGCGATGGAGCAGCTCTGGCAGAACCGTGAAGCCTCCCGCAAGGCCAACGGCTGGATGCCGACCACCGGCAATTTCACCGATAGTCTGCGCCCCAAGGACTGGGCACCTACCGGTGTGGACAGCCGCACCATCGGCGGTGACCACGTGCAATTCAAGAACGGCTCGCACGTGTCTGTGAACGACCTGACCGGCAGCACGCTGGGTCTCGGCCCCAAGCAGACCGCTGCGTTCGACCCGACCCTGCGCGCCGCGCAGGAAGCACAACTCCGCCGCCAAGGACGCTAAGCCATGGGAATTCTCGCCGACGCACTACGCTCGCAAGCCGCTGCCACGGACGACGGTCCCTACCAGGCCCCCGAGTCCGAACCCTCCAAGGGCCTGCGCGGTGGCGTGGCGTCTCTGAGTGCCCAGCTCAACGCCTTCGCCGGTAGCGCTGGCCGGTCCGCTGGACTGACCAACTTCGCCGATGGCCGCGATGAGGCCGTCCGACGGAACCTCGCCGAGGCCCAAGAGGCCGACCGAGCAGCCGCCACCCCCACCTGGGACGGCGTGCATGACCTACGCAGCGGCCTGAACTGGGCTGGCTACAAGGCAGGCCAAGCGCTCCCGGCCCTGGTCGGTGGTGTCGCGGCTGGTGCTGCTGGTGCCGCCGCCGCCCCGGCGCTGGGTATAGGTGCTGGCGTAGGTGCCCTGGCTGGCTCGACCCTGGCCTTCACCCCGGTGAACGCGGGCGACATCGCCCTGCGCAACCCGAACAGCGCTTTCAGCACCCAACTGGCTGGTGGTGCGATCTCCGCGCTGGCCGAAAACGCCCTGCCCGGTGCGCTCGGCGGGCGTTTGGCAGGTGCGGGCCTGCGCGAGGGTGCCACGCAAGCAGCAAAACGAACACTCAGTCAGACAATCCAGCACCAAGGGGCCGAGAACATCCTGGGCCAGGGCGCTGCCATGGGCGTCGGTGAGGGCGTCAAGCAGGCCGCTTCAGGGCAGGAGTACGACGACGCAGCCATGAAAGACGCCGCTTTGGGCGGCGCGGTCATGGGCATACCCCTGGCCGGTGGCCATGTGGCCGCTGATGTGCTGACCGGCACCCCGGTCAAGGGCGTGAATGCTATCAGGGACGCAGCCAAAGCGGCCAAGGACAGGGTTTCTGAGGCTACTGGCACCCCTGGTAGCCCGGAGGTCCCCGAGGCCCCCAAATCGCCCAGTCCGCTGGAGCGCATGCGCAAGGCCTTCACCCCCAAGGAAGACGATGGCCTGGCCAAGGTCGCCGAGGGCCAGCCGCTGAACACCGAGAACGAAATTGCCGGTGCTGCGGGTCAGGAAGCCAACGACAAGACCGCCTTCGAGAAGGTCCGCGCCAGCCTGAGCGAGATGGCCGAGGACGTGGGTATCTCCCCCGAGATGCGCCAGTCGGCCAAGGACACTTTGGACAACCTGGCCAGTCACCCTTCTGCGGTGCGTATGGGTGCAACCCTGGCCAGCGGCTGGAAAGCAGCCAAGGAAAAAGCCGAGGGCCTGAAGGACTTCGTCACTGACAGCGTGAAGGACTTCAACGCCCGCCAGGAGAACCCTGGCGGTACGGACGCCCGCATCACCGACAAGGACTCCAACACCATCGACGCGGATGCCAAGGAGGTCAAACGCTCCGACGACTTCTCCGGTGAGCGCAAGGTGCTGACCGACGTGGCGGCTCCGTGGCTCCAGAAGAACAGCCCCGACACCTTGAACGACCCCGAGGCGATGAAGAACGTCGGCGAGCTGTTCCGCCAGGTCCTGCACCACACCTACACCTCCGACGCGCCGCTGCCCGAGGGGATCAAGAACGGCCTGTTCCAGCACTTCGGCGACGACACGACCAAGCTGCTGGACCAGATGAATGCCGCCCGTGGCGACACGCCTCCAGCGCAGCTGGTGAAGCACGCAGACCAGATGGGCAATCTGGCCGCAGACCAGAAGGCCTTCGGCTCCCTGAAAGGCATGGTGCAGAAGGCCCTGGAGGAGAACGGCCACGCCGACTCCATGGACGCGGGCGAACTGACCCGTCACATGATGGACTGGTATGCACGCGATCCGCGCAACCGCGAGGGCGCTGGCACCGACGAGTTCCTGGTCGCCAAGGCCAGCAACGAAGCCCGTCAGGTACAGGACCTGATGGAGTCCACTTTGGGCAAGCACACCAAGAAAATCCAGAAGGCTCTGGAGTCCGAGATTCTGCGCCAGCGTGGCGTGCATGAAGAAGCCACCGCTGGCCGGGGCCGAGACCTGCCCGACGAAGACGAGCACATGTACGACGAGGGTGAGGGCGACAACAACTCCAGCGACCCGGCCATGGACCGTGTGCAGTATGGCGGTGGCAAGAGCAAGAACCAGCCGCTGTATGACCCGGCTAAGTTCAAGGCAGAGAACCGCGAGGGTCAGAACTACGGCCAGCAGGCTCTGTATGACGCTCAGGCCAAGCACCCTGACCGCAAGGTGGCCTGGAAATCCGAGAAAGAACTGGGCGTGGGCAAGGGCCGTGAGGACCACGGCTTTGTGGTGGCCGAGAAGCTGGCTGACAGCGACGGCTTCCAAGGCCAGGACTACAAGCGCATGGCGTTCAACACGAAGTCCTACGGCGGCGACAAGGCTCACCCCTCCCGCATCGACGTGGACGGCCACACGCTGGACGCCACCAAGATCGAACGCGCCGGTGCCAAGCACATGCAGCGCACCGGCATCGCCCCCGAAGGTGACGCACTGGCGCGCAAGAACCAGGCCCTGCTGCACGGCATCTCGCAGCTGATGATTGAGCACCCCGAGTTCAAGCCCAGCCCTGATCTGGTGGTGCGCCACACGGACGGCAAGCCCGTCACGCTGAAAGAGATCAAGGGCGCAGACACCGTAGGTGTGCGCTCCTCCGCACGTACCAAGGCCCAAGAGACCCTGGACGGCATGGAGACCCATGAGATCGAGAGCATCTACCGGCGCAACCACAACGCCATCAAAGAAGCTGAAGACAAACTGCGCGAACACGTGGCCGGTCTGGTGGCCCAGCGTGAAAGCGAGATAGGCGCTGAGCTGCCAGCATGGCGCGCACGCGAGCTGAAGTACGAGCTGTTCAAGGACAAGGACCTGCGCGAGCACTTCGGACTGAACGAGTTGGAATCCAAAGGCCGCACCCTGAGCAGCGAGCTGTTCAAGCGCGAGCGCAGCGACTCTGCCCAGGACATGCTGGCCAAGAACGGCCAGCAGGACATCGGTGAGGACGCCAACATCCATCAGATTCAGTCCCTGAAGGGCTCGGGCAATAACGGTGAGCACCGCATCACGACCAACATGGACGGCACGCCGCGCTACACCCAGACCCGCAGCACCGGTGGCGGCGGTGAGAAGGCACGCGGCCACCAAGGGCACGAGGCGGTGGTGGACCGTGGGCACGAGCTGATCGCTGCGGTGCAGGCCAAGACCGGTCTGCAGAGCCGCACCGGCAACACGCTGGGTCACGCCATGCTGCAACTGTCTGAGCACATGGATGCCATGACCCCGCGCGAGCGCGCAAGCCTCGTGGCCATGACCCACCATGAGGCCACCACCGACGTGATCGCCAAGACCCTGGCCCCGCTGCAGGACAAGTACCTGGGTGCTGACTGGAAGGCCCCTGAACCGGCCAAAACTGCCAAGGGTGACGTGCCCAAGCAGAGCAACCTGAAGGACACGAAGGTCCAAGGCCCTAGCAACCACGAGCTGGGCAGCAAGGCCGATGCGCCATGGGAGAAGGTGTTCGGCAAGGACTTCGGACGCGGTGAGGCCAAGCCCTCCGAGACTGCGGCCAAGTCCACCCGTGACCTAGCTGACAAGCGCAATGGCTCCAATCTGTTTGGGGGAAACCCCGACCCAAAAGCGGTAGCCGCCGAGAAGGCGGCTTCCTCTGGTAAGAGCTTGGAGCGCCTGCAGCGCGAGTTCCCCGACATGGCACTGCGCCGTGCCTCCCCCGAGGAGCAAGCCCACATCGACGGCGTGCTTGACCGTGTTAAGGCGTCACTCGGCGACCGCATGCCTGAGATTCAAGGAATCCAGGTCCACGACACCAACGACCAGAAGTTCGCTGGTAAAGCGGTGACCCGCGAGAGCCTGCACCACATCATCCTGAACAAGCAGCTGTTCGACGACCACACGCTGTTCACAGGCTCGTTGGAGGGTAAGGTAGAGCGCGCGGTGGCGCATGAGGTGGGGCACCTCCTCGACCGCGAGCTGGGGAACTACTCCGACAACCACGACGACTTCTTCCGCGACGGCGATCTCCACGGAGAGATTCAGGCCGCGATGGAGAAAAACGGCACGCTCCGTCAGTGGTACGCTCAGGCGATGACCACGGCGCGCAACCCGCAGCGTGAGTTGTTCTCCCAGTCTTTTGCCCTATATCAATTCAACCCGGAGGTAATGCGTGAAGTCCTTCCAAAGACCTACGAAGCCATCAAAGCCCTCACCGAACGAGGATCGCGGGGACCAGCTGAAGCTGGGCGGGCTGGCGTACAAGCCGAAGCCGGGGGAGGTGTCAGTGTTCAGCAGGCCCGCTTCACCGAAGCCGTCCGCAAAGGCGACCCCAAAGTCCTCGAAGAGCTGAAGACCAGCAACGACCCGAAGTCGCTCCAACGCGCCGTCGAGGCGCTGGCTGGCGAGGAGCCTACACCTGAGGTGATGAAGGCCACGGACGTGGCCAACGCACGCATCGCCGAGCTACTGCACGCCAACCCCGACACAGCCTACGGCATGCAGACCAAGAAGTACAGCCTCGAAGGCACGCTCCATGAGCGCGGCTCACGGTCTGCTACCGAGGCAGTGAAGGACTACCTGGACCGCGTCACTCCGTGGGTGCGCCAGCAGCTGGACCGGTTCATGCCGCACGCCGGTGAGTACGACCCGGCTGGCGTCATCCGCGTGGCGGTGAATGCACTAAACCCGCGCAGCACGGCCTACCACGAGTCCATGCACGCGTTCTTCCACGACCTCATGACCAAGGGCCACGGCGATGTGGTCGACGTGCTGCAGAAGGTCGCTGACTCTCCCGTGGTGCTGGCCCAGATGAAGCAGTTCTTCAAGGATGAGATCGGCGTGCTGCGCCAGCTCAAGAATGATCCCGAAGAGCGCGTGGCCGTGATGTACCAGATGTGGGCGCAGGGCAAACTGAACCTGGCACCCAAGGCCGAGGGGCTGTTTGGTCGCATCGGTCAGTTCCTGCGCGGCCTGATAGGTCACTGGACCAACGAAGAGCACGCCGAGCACATCATGAACTACTTCCACAGCGGTGAGTACGCTGAGGACCGCCTGGAGCCTAGCGTGGTGGCCAAGGCCCTGATGTCCAAGAACCTGACCCAGGTGGCTGCGCAAATCCGCACGCTGGCCAAGCCGCTGACCCACCTCGCTGAGGAAGTGGTCGGTTCCGGTGGCCAGAACCTGCGCGACACCAACGTGCCCTCGCTGCAGCGCATCGCTGAGCTGGTGAAGAAGAAGTACACCGACGAGGGCCGTGACGCTGGCTACATCCCGGCATCGCGTGAGGCCTACACCGAGCGTGCCAACAAGCTGGCCGGTCTGGTGGAGGGCGCTGATGAGTCTGTGCAGCGCGAGGCGCTGCAGGCGCTGCAGACCGGCAAGGTGCCGACCTCTCCTGAGGCCAAGGCCCTGCACCAAGGTATCCGCGCACTGCTCGACGAAGCACACAGCTACCTGACCGCAGCCGGTGTGAAGCTCGGTGACCTGGGCGTGGGCAAGGACTACTTCCCCCGCACCTGGGACCCGCACTACCTGTCCAAGAACAAGGAAGCGTTCATGGACATGGCGCGGCACTACCCCGAGTGGCACAACCCCGAGGAGACCTACAACAAGCTGGTGGCCGCTGACGGTTCCGAGCTGCAAGTCGTTGGCCAGCCGGGTATGGGATCGAATAAGGAGCGTGTGCTGTCCTTCATCTCGCATGAGGACGCTGCGCCCTTCATGACCAAGGAGCTGCTGCCCATCGTGAGCAGCTACCTCCAACAGGCCACGCGCAAGGCTGAGTGGGCACGGCGCTTCGGCGGCGACAACCACCGCATGAACGAGCTGCTGGACCAGGCCCGGCGCGAAGGTGCCACGGTGCGTGACATCAAGAACACCGAGCGCTACATCCAAGCTGTGAACGGCACACTGGGCGATGACCTGAACCCTACGGCTCGACGCCTCATGGGCGACATGATCGTGTACCAGAACATCCGTCTGCTGCCGCTAGCGTTCTTCAGCGGCATCGTGGACCCCATGGGCATCGCAGTCCGTGGTGGTGGTGTGGGCAACGCATGGAAGGCCTTCACCCGTGGCATCTCGGAGATCTCCGCAGGCCTGAAGGGCACCGGCTCCAAGGACGCGGCCACGAAGTTGGCTGAGGACCTGGACGTGATCAGCAAGGCATCTCTGACCCACGCGCTGGGCGCGACCTACACGCAGGGTGTGGTGGGCGGCACGGCACGCAAGATCAACGACACGTTCTTTCGCTTCAACCTGATGGAGCAGTGGAACACCTCCATGCGCGTGGGCGCGACAGAGGCAGCACTGCAGTTCATCGCCAAGCACTCCAAGGGCGAGAGCGTCCACAGCGCACGCTACATGAAGGAGCTGGGCCTGAACCCGAGCGATGTGAAGATGGTGGATGGCCGCGTGGCTACCGGCACACATGAAGGTCTGAGCCTGGAGCAGGCAGCACGCATCAAGTCCGCTGTGAACCAGTGGGTGGATGGTGCCATGCTCCGGCCTGATGCCGCCGACAAGGCTGTGTGGATGTCTGACCCTCACTTTATGCTGATCAGCCACCTCAAGCAGTTCGTCTACGCCTTCCACCACACCATTCTGGGACGGGTGGTGCATGAGGCCAAGAACGGCAACTACAGCCCCGCGATGGCGCTCATGGGCTACGTGCCCATCATGATCGCTGCGGACGCGGCCAAGGGCTTCATACAGACTGGTGGCGGCGTGCCAAGCTGGAAGAAGGACTGGGGCGTGGGTGACTACCTGGAGAACGGCATCGAACGCGCAGGTCTCTATGGCGTGGGCCAGATCGGTCTGGACGCAGCACGCGGGAATTTTGGCTCGGTCACAGGTCCGAGCATTGAGCAGTTGGGTGACGCCATGAAGACGCTGGCCGGACGCGAGACCTACCAATCCTTCATCCTGCATTCGATGCCAGCGAATGCTCTGTATGCGAATGCGTTCGGCGGAGGAAAGGCGGACCCGACTTTTGCGGAGTGAGTCTTAGGTTACGAAAGCCCGCTCTATCTCTATATAGGAATAATTTCTTCTACTTAATACTAATTTAATTTTCTGTAATTGATAATTTAATTTTATAAGTATAAGTATATAAGTATATAGAGGGAGAGCTTACGTTTTGCGCAGGCCGGAAACGATCCAGGCTGCAGTGAGAGTGATGACCCAAGCAATCGCGCCGTACATGGCAATGAGCGCCGCTTCATGTTCGTGATGCAACGACCATTGTGTGCCGCAGATGAACGCGACGAAGCTGGCCCACAGGATGCCGAGTTTTGCGCTCGGTGTGGATGAGTAGAGGCTGAATGCAGCAGTGAGGGAGCCGATGGCCGTGAGTGTGATCGACGCATGGTTTCCATAGGTGAACCTAAATAGTTTGGGGCTTTACGCGGCCCAGTTTATTAAAAAGTGGGCCTGAACGCCAGATAGGTCAGCAAATAAGCTACCGGCATAATCTAAACTCTAAAGCAGATCGAATACGACCATGGACGATTTTCAAAACTCACAGATACCGCAGCCACCAGTGGTGTTGCAAAACCGTCGGGTCAACGACCCGCTATCACCAGTAATTGAACTGGTGAAACAAATTCACGCCAACCAGATCGCACTGGACGCAAAACTCTCTAAAGGTCTGGGCGACCAGACGATTGAGCTGGCTACAGCAATTGCCACCCTCATGAAGGACAGCTTCCCTGAAGGCGACCCTGATGGGCACCGCCGCTACCACGAAGCCAGCATCAAAGCCGCTGAGGAGCGCGCCAAGTTCTGGGCAGAGCTGAAGGGCAGCGTCGTCAAGTGGGGAGTCGTAGGCGTCCTGACATTCATCGCAGGAGCAGCTTGGAAAGCATTCTTACTGGGACCTAAGCCATGACACAACGTACCGCAGATGAATGGGCCGACATCCTCACCAAGTGTGGTGTGACCGAGCCGACTACCGCCCTATGGGCGCCGGTGTTCGCCGACGTGTTCAGCCACTATGACCTCAGCCAGGGTGACACCGAACTCGACGACTTCTTGGGTCAGGTGCTGCATGAGAGCGCACACCTGACACACCTGAGCGAGAACCTGAACTACAGCGCAGAGCGTCTGATGGTCGTATGGCCTCACCGCTTCCCCACGCTGGAGATGGCCAAGCAGTTTGAGCACAAGCCCGAGCTGCTAGCCAACATGATCTACGGCGGGCGCATGGGCAACGTGAACGCTGGCGACGGTTGGAAATACCGTGGCCGTTCGCCTATCCAAATCACCGGCCATGACAACTACGCCCACGTGGGCGACCTGATGGGTCAGGACCTGGTGAACATGCCTGAGCTGCTGGAGCAGCCGCGCTTCGCACTGGAGGCATGTGTCCTGTGGTGGGAGGCCTCGATACCGGATGACATCTTGGGCGACCCCGAGAAGGTCACTAAGCGCGTGAACGGCGGGCTCATAGGCCTGGCTGATCGTGAGCAGATCACCAACGAAGCACGGGAGGCACTGGCATGAGACTGAAGACATACCTGATTGCACTGGCCTTTATCTGGGCGTTCATCGCGTTCAGCAACAAGAGCCACGCACAAACACTCGACCCACTCAAGGACTACCGCTATGCAGGACAAGTTGTACGAGCGACTGATGGAGCCACTGCCCGATCCGCCGTCTTCAATATGCAGTGGCTTCCCGACGCAATTAAATCAGCCAAGGGACCCTTTACCAAGGACCACTTCGAACGACGGGTCTATGAAGGCCACGCCCTTAGCAAAGGCTGTCCTTGACATGGAACCTATTCGCATCAGCGATGTGGACATTCACCACCCGTTGCTTCTGCCGGAAGCACGTATCGGTTTGGCCTTATCAAAGGACAAGGTAGAGCACTACATCTCGAAAGGGATGGTGAAGGAAGCACAGGGGGCGGGCAAGGTCACGATGATCATGTTCCAGGCCCTCATCGGTATCAACGACATCGACACAGGATGGGGAGAACTGTAATGGGTAAATTTTTGAGCACCTTGGCCGTGGAACAGGTTAACCCTGACCAAGGTACGTGGCGGCTGACACAGCCGCTGTCCTTCCACTCGATCTTCGCTGGCGTCCTGACGGTGCCCGCAGGATTCGTCACGGACTTCGCTAGTGTGCCACGCATCCCGATCATCTTCGACGTGCTGGGCGACAAGGGCCAGGCCGCAGCAACGCTGCATGACTGGCTCTACGCGAAGCCGCACCCGCTGGAGACCCGCGAGCGTGCAGACGAGGTGTTGAAGGAGGCCCTGATTGCTCAGGGCATGGACGACGCCGAGGCATCACTGATGTTCCTGGGCGTGCGCCTGGGCGGGGAGAGCCACTATGAGTGAACGCAAATGGTGTGTGATGGACCTGGTGGTCGACCACCAGACCGGCAAGCTGCGGGAGACCGCGCTATGGTCCAACATTGGCAAGGCCACGATGACCTGGGCCTTTATCTACACGGTCTTCTATGCCAAGGGCAGCTTCAGCGAGTTGCTGTGGGCTGCGTACGGCTCCATCGTGGTCTGCCACGAACTGGCCGCGCGCTACTTCAACCAGCAGCAACAGAAGCTGGACAAAGACACGCCCAAGCCATGATCGCCGCGATCACCGCCTTCTTTGGCAAATTCAAGTATGTCTTCGACATCGCAGCCATTGGCGGGTTGATCGCAGCCCTTGCCGTGGGCATACACCACTACGACGCAGGACAGCGCGCAATTGGAGCAGCCGACATCCAAAAGCGCTGGGACGCAGCAGAAAAGCTGCGCGCCGAGAACGAAGCCAAGGCCACCAAGCAGCTTCAGACCACTATAGACGCACAGCGGAGCCAGACCAATGCACAAATCACAACCCTCAATACTTCTCTCGCTTCTGCTATTGCAGGGCTGCGTGACCGCCCCACAAGGCCAGACGTGCCCAACCCTACCAGCTCTGGAACGGGATGCACGGGGGCACAGCTTTTCCGGGGAGATGCAGAATTTCTTGCAGGGGAAGCTGCCCGCGCAGACAGGCTCCAAGTCCGACTCGACGCCTGTTATTCAGCCTATGACAAGGCCCGTGAAGCCGTGAATGGCTCTAAGCCATAGAAATCAGTCATAGCGGGCCGAAACCCGCATGCCTAGGGCCTTGCAGCGGTAACGAGGCACCTTGACATGGTGACCTGGGACCAGACCCGCACGGGCGCGCTGCTGCTGCGTACTCGGGTGAATACGCAGCGGGCAGCGGCTTCATGCAGGCCTAGTGACTTCACTGTAGCGCAACCTTCGGTGCGGTCAGTGCGTACTCAGCGCCGAGCACACTCAGCAGCTGTTCCGGGCCGTGTTCGGGGAACAGCTTCATGTAACGCTCCAACACGACGTTGTCTTCCTCGCCGTTCCACATCTTGCGGTACGTGCCTTCCTTGTAGCCATTGGCCTGGCGGAACAGGTTCAGCACGTTCTTGCCGAGGTAGATTTCGTACAGCCGGTCCCAGGTCAGGTCGAAGCGGACCATGAGCTGGGCGAACGCCGGGCCGTTGAGCTGGCGCTGAATCGCCGCACTGCCAGCCAGCAGATCAATCAGCTTGCGGGTCTCCACACCTGTGATCTCGCCGAACGCGTCCGGGTCTTCTTCCAGCTTGGTGAAGTAGGCAGCGATCTCGGTGGCCGCAGCCTCGAAGTCGCCTTCGTGCAGCGCCAGGATGTGGCTCATGGCGAAGTGCCAGATGTCCACCAGTTCCAGTTGCATCTGCCCTCGGGTGTAGTGGCCGTCAGCCTTCCACCATTTCCAGCCTAAGCCGTCCAGCATCTCGGCGGCTTCCATGTAGATGGCGCGATACCAGGAGTAGCCAGCGGCCATCCAGTCAGGGTTCACCACCTGGTTCAGCTTGTCTTGTAGTCGGAGCATGTCCGATATTTGTTGACGGATCATGCTGCGTTCTCGTTGAGCCACAGGATCAGACCGACCTTGTCTGTGGGCACGTCCACTTCAGTCTCAACGACTTCCTTGCGCGCGAAGCCCTCTTCATAGAGCGCAGCGCGGGCCTTCACGCCCTCAGCTTTGCTGCCGACCCAGAGGGTCTTGGTTACCTTATCGGCAAGGCTACCGGATGCCTTGATTTTGTACAGTCTCACGTTTTTCACTCCTTGGTTAAGTGCCCTACGGGCGTCGCGGACCACGCCCAGAAGCGCGTGGTCCATGTCCTTGGGTGATACCGATAGCGCTATGTGGCGCGGCGGTACACCATCTCGGCTGACCGACAGCACGGTGTGCGTGCGCTGGCGCAGCACCTCCACCTTCACGTCATCTCCGAGGGCTTTGATGGCCAGTAACGCGCGACGGTGGATGGCTTTCATTGCGTAGTCTTATTTAGATTTTAGATTTGACGGCTAATTCAAACGAAAGCTTTTGCACATTCATTCGGTGATAAGTTCGCTGGTATGGAATTTTGAGTTCTCGGCACCACTGCGCCAAAGACTGCTTTTTTCCTCGGTATGCAATAAGCCTGACGTTGCACCTGTTGTTCTGCACTGCACACGAGGACCATACGCAATTGGCTTTTGAGTACCCTAAGTTTCCGTCGACGCGGTCAATAGACATGCCCACAGGACGCTCGCCCATATCGCGAAAGAACGCTTCGAATGAGTCCCACTCAGGTGCCACAGCAATACCGCGTCCACCGTAGTTGGGGTATGAAATGTGGTTAGGGTTGGAGCAGCGTGCGCGCATTTCCTGCCAGGTCCTGTATGTCCGGCTTACACCCTTCATGTGTGACGCATGTCCGTGGGCGGGAGAACCTATGCGCCATATGCACCCGCAGGAAGTCGTCCGCCCTTGACGCAGCGCGTCACCAGTTACCACTTTAAGCCCGCCGCACTTGCACTTGCATACCCAGGCAGCTTTGCCACCCTCAGGCAATGCAGGTGCCATGACAGTTAGCTTCCCATAGGCGTTACCCAGCTCGTCTTTAGCCATATACACCTCGTAATAAAAGAATCGGATCTATTATAAATCTAATTTAGACCTTAGACCTTTAAACGAAGGGTGGCGAGGTAGGTCCTTGCGCCCGATGGGGAAGTGGTTGTACGAGACCAGCGCACCGATTGGAGGGTTTATCCACATCTGTATCCGGTCGGCTTCAGTAAATCCGGTCCCAATATGAAACTCGACCCCACTGTTTATGTCGCGTACGTGAAGAGCGCCCATGCGTCCCTTACCGACTTTGTTTTCTTTGTGGCTGCTACGTTTGGTGCGGCCCAGCTCGTTGGTGGTAGCTTCGTTGCCGTTGTGCATCTCTTCGACGACGCCGAGAACGACGCATTCGTCGGTGAGCATGCGCTTCACCTTCAGAAGGAAGCCCTCCTTGGCGGTGCTGCGGCCGAACTTGTAGGGCGAGTCAGGGTGGCGCAGGATCACGCCCTCATGGCCAGCCTCTAACGCATTGGCTTCGAACTTATTCAGAGATTCGATGTCGTGGACGGCCACTTGCTCCAATGCCATCAGACGAACACCCGCGCCACTGACCGTGCGCAGCATGCGCTTGTAGCGGTCGTAGAAGGGGCGGTCTTCGACCTTGTCGAACACGTAGAAGTTCCAGTCCACGTCCTTCTTATTCTCGGTCATGACACCACTAACCGTGTCACGGTAGCAAGTGGGGCTGTTGGTCGGTCCGACGATCAGCTCGCCGTCCAGACCCTCAAACGAGGCCTTGCTGAGCACCGCGCTGATGTGCATGTTCGGGATAGGCTTGAGCGAACGGCTCAGGAGCTGGCCTTTGCGCACGATGGCGCGGATACCGTCGAGCTTGATTGACGCGAAATACCCAGCACTCCAGTCCAGCATGTCAAGGTCAGCGTTAGTTGCGAGCATCGGACGAAACATGTTTATTCCTTTTCGGGGTAGTTAGTGATTTTCGAGCGGCCACCCCACCAGTTAGGTCTACTCGCTTCATTTCTTTTTTCCTGCGTTGTAAGCACCCATGACGCGCAGCGCCTTGGTGCTCAAGGGGTCTCTGAATTGGGCCTGGGCCACAACGGCGTTGAGTGCCTGCGACACCTGGCCTTTGATCTCGATGGGCATGATGTTCATACGCCAAACCTTCTTGGTCAGGTCATAGACCTCGTAGAGGCCCCAGCCCTGTCGTGCGGCCTCGGCCTTTTCGCTCGGTGTTAGATCGGACATAGAGTTTAGATTTCAGGTCAGCGCCAAAGCGCGTGAGGTTACGGAGTCTGTCGAATCGTGATCTGGAGGTGGGGCATGGTGATGTGGATCGTCTTGCCTTCTTCCGTGATGACCACACCAGGGCGGTCTGCCAGCAGCCTGGGTGCGTATTCCACACCAACCATCGGCACGTCCAGGTTCTTTCACTGGTAGGCCCACCGGGCGCGTGAGCCACCTTCTTGGGCCGACGGAACTCGGGTGACGAGCGCCCTGCGCCACATTAGCCCAAGGTAGTCAGAGACGCGGTTTGCGGTAGCCGCATGCTCCCTCACATCAGGCAGATCGAACAGCTCATTGCAGTCCATCGCCCGGCCACTCTCACGGAGAGCTATCTCCAGGGCTTGAAGAAGCCCCTTCTCAGAATGTCTCATTTCTTTCTTCTATCGAATCATTCGATTCTAATCTCTATACGCGTCGAAACGTCGAGATGGACGTGTAACACGCTTACCCTCACGGGCGCGGCGAGCCATGTAGTAGAGGAGCAGCGAGGTCGAGACGGTCTGGTACACCGCTCGCAAAACCCGCGCTGTCGTAAACAGAGTGGTGAAGTTCATTGCACAAGCCTTTGGATGATCGCCGCCAGCTCCTTGCGCGTTTTGTGAAGACGCAGGAAGTCGACGGCTGTAAACGTGTCGTCCCAATCTTCATTGGGCAACCACACACCACCGTCCTTGTGGCCGACGATCACACCTACGAAACGGCCCTCAGCGTGTCGACCCTTCAGCCACTCCTGTTGGAGCTTCGAGAGGTCGATCTTGATAACCGTGTCCACGCGCTTGGGCATGGTGATGAACTTGTACTCCACCCAGAGATCAGCACCGGCACCGGAGTACCACACATCAGGCACACCACCCAGGTAGGGATTATTGTTTTTCATGTGATACACCGTGCTGGGCAGGTGCTTGTTCACGCTGTTCGTGAACGTGGTCTCTGGCTTGGCGCTCATCCGCGCTTCTTCGAGGGCACGACCTTCTTGGCGGCTTCGTCGTCCAACAGGCGTTTCTCCACCAGGCGCGTGTAGCCGATGATGTCGGTCCAGCTGTCGATATAGTTCACATCGCCGTTCAGGACGCGCCCGATTTTGTGCTGCACCATCTCCAGTGCTTCCTTCTGGTCAGCAGTCAGCTCGGCCCACTTGGGCGAGGCGTGCATGACGGCCTTCAGGTCCTGGGTGATCTGAGCGTGGCCGACGAATGCACCATAGCGCGTGCCACGTTCTTCGAGGGTGTTGTCGATGGTGCTCATGCCTTCTGCACCTCATTAATGTAGTCGAAGAACTCGACCAGGGCGTGGCGGTTCTTGAAGCGGAAGCCGTCTTTGCCGTCGTTACTCGACACGGCCTCGACGCCTTCGCCTTCCAGGAACAGGACGAACATGTCGTCGACACGCTCCATGCCCACGTTGATGTGGTTGCCCTTGCCTTCGACGACGGTCGGGCCGACTTCCATGTTCGCACCGCCTTCACGGCGGGCAATGTATGCGGGGCAGTTGCAGGCATCGGGGGCTGAACCTTCGCGCTCGGCTTCAGCACGCTTCAGTGCTTCCTGGATGAAGTCGCCCAGAGACTTCGCCGGGTTTGTGGGTTTGGCCTGCTCGGCCTTTTCTTTTTCAGTCATGTCTTCGCCTTGGTTTTCAAGAACAGGGCCTTGTGAATTGCGCTCACCGTCTGGGCCTGCTGATATGCGTCAGACAACGCGTTGTGCTTGACTCCCAAAGGCGGGACACGAATGTCCTTAGCTCCGGGCAAATTCTTGTAGGTGCGGAAGCAGCGAGAGTTCCAGAACTTCCACGGAATCTCAATGCCTTGCTGTGTGTACGCATGTGCCAGCATGGGCAGATCAAAGTCCGCGCCGTTGGACCACATCTCGTACTTGTCGGTGCCGATCCAGTCGCTGAACTCGACCAGGCCAGCGCCAAGGGTTTCCTTGGCTTCATGGAAGACCGCCTGTGCTGCGACGTCTTGCTTCATCCACCAGATCAGCGTGTCCTCGCTGATGCGTCGCTTCCACTCCAGGTTCGACTCGATAGAGATCGAACGGTAGAAGCCGTCGTTGTCGATCTCGCCGGTAGCGAGGTCAAACTTCACAGCGCCAATCGACAGAATAACTGCGTCGGCGGTAGTGCCTAAAGTTTCGAGATCACACATCACGTGCTTCATGCACAACTCCCTTGTTCGGTTAATTGACGATCTGCTTTAGAGCGCAGATCGGACGCGAATAGTACGAGGGGTTACGGATAAACCCTATAGCCCGTTCGGACTATTCGCGGCATCACTTACGCAGCGACGGGTTCGAGAGCGGCCAACTTGGCGTTGATCTTCTCGGTGCCCTTGGCGGCAGCAGCAGCAGCCTTCTCAGCCTTGGCGGCAGCCAGGGCGTGTGCCTTCTGGGCCACAGCCACGGCCTTGTCAGCTTCCTTCTTGGCAGCAGCCAGTGCCTTAGCGGCGCTGGCCACGGCTTCGTTGTGGGGCTTCAGAGCTTCCTTCTGGGCCTTCAGCAGGTCTTGCAGACCCTTCTTGGCGGTCTTGACTTCAGCGGGGGTGAGAGCGGGTTTCTTAGCCATTGAATTTCTCCTTGAGTTGGCTTGCATACGCAATTTCATTGAGCCGGACGGCCCGTGATATGAGTCGGTTTAGGACGGACTCTCTCCTTTGTGAGCCTGCCTCCAGTTGGAGACAGGCCAGCACTTCTTCCTCGGTCAACTTGTCCAGCACGGCGACGAGCGCGCCGTACGAACGAAGCGCCTCAGCGATCTTGTACTTGCTGACTCTGGTCATGTTTTAGCGGCGAGCGGGAGCTGCGCGACCCTTGGCACCCTTGGGCTTGGGGGTCTCGTAGCCGGACACGTCGGGTTCCTGATTCAGCAGGGCGCGAGCTTCTTCCTGGCGACCGAAGTGGACTTCCAGGTCTTCGTTGGGCTTCGCGTCGGTGAAGGTCAGCTTGGGGTAGTCTTCGCCATCGTCGAAGCCCACAGTGACCACAACACCCACGGGCGGCACTTGGAACGTGCGGCTGGTGCTCTGCACGAAGCCGTCGAAGCTCTTCAGGCCGGTGGGCGACACTTTCAGCAGGTAGATCGGTGCGTCGGCGTCGGAGCCGGGTTCCACCACAGCCAGCAGGCGGGTGTTGGAGCAGGCCTTGCCCTTGCCCTTGGAGCCGAAGGCGTTCATGGGGCAGCTGGCGCAGTCGTCGCACTGCTGCTGGGGGCTGTTACCCGAGGGAATCAGCTTGGTCGGGATGGTGCCGATGGCGAAGCATGCCGGAGGCACGATGTTATCCTTGTCGAAATCAGCTTCGTAGAACTCGTTGCGAGCCACGAAGTCGATCACGACCATCTCGACGGGGCCGTCGTCTTTACGGCCGTCAGGGAACGCGAACTTCTTGCCGGCGGTGCGGATGCTGATGCCGGAGGCGGGCGCAGTGCGCTCGTTCATGGCAGCAGCTTGAGCAGCCAGCTGAGCGCGGATGTCGACGACAGCGCCGCTAGTCTTTTTCAGAGCTACGGCGTTGGTGCCAGCCTTTGCAGACTTGGCGGGTGCAGCGGGCGCTGCCTTTTTTGCGGTGGCCATGTTGGCTCCTTAAGTTGTGGAACGGAGATTGATGCGCTTCTTGGTGAAGGGGACAACACCAGGAACTTTCTTCCCCTGCTCCAGCAACTCGCGGTAGCTGGGGTCGGAGACACGACGCTGGAGCAAGTGCCAGAACTTGTTCTTTGCGATGTAGGGGTAGAACGCGTCCCAGTCCTGCACGTCGGCAGTGACAGAGGACGTGATGGACACGGAGGCCTTGGTGCCGGTGGCCTTTTCCAGGCCTTCCTTGCCCAGGCGCTCCATGAGCTTTTCTTCGATCTCTTTGGCCTTTTCCTCGACCTCTTTGATCTGAGTTTCCAGGGCGCGCTTCTGTTCGCGGTAGCCCCAGAGCTGGTCGATGGTTGCGCCCACCGCGAGTTCGCGGACCTTGGGCATTGCGGTCTTTGTGGCTGTTGCCATACTTTTCTCCATAGGTGAATTATTACACAATCTTTGACAGATCTGAAAAAGATTTCAGACGACGTAGCTCAGGCCAGCACGACCTTCGTACTTGTTGCGCTCCTTAGGCACGCCGATCTCAGCAAGTTCTTTCTTGACTGCCCCACCTGTCAGGTAAGCAGTCTTGAGGAACACGTCATCGTTCTTCAGAGCCCAGGGGTTCTCCAGCAGCTGCTTGAACTGCGACTGCTCCAGCGGTCTGCCCTGATGAATGCGGTCACGAAGCATCAGTGCCAGCAGATGCTCATCGTCCCGGCGCGCGGTTCGGAATGGCGCATGTGCTTGCCGCAACCGCGTCACTGCGTCGCGGTACTCACGGAACGGGCCGAGGAGCTTCCTGATCTCAGCTGCGCGTTTCTTGTCCAGCACGTACCGTTCATGCCGGTGCACGAGGTCCGTGTCCACCATCCACTTTCCGTTCTTCGGCCGGAACTCCAGCACGCCCTTCTTGGGTACGTACCAGTTACCGTCTTGCTCGACGTACATGTCGCCTTTATGACTACGCGCGTTGATTCCGAGCGGCAGATAGCAGCTGGCGAAGTTGATCGTGCTTATGCTGTCGTAGAAACGGATCGTGATCAAGTCTTTGTACCAAGTCACCACATCAGTCCGGTGGTAACGAAAGTCAAAGACGCCATCCCGGTTACGCACGACCTTGGTGGTATCACGCTTGTTCTTCAAACCGCGCCAGCCGTCCAGAGAGGACAGCGGTGCATCCTCCCAGACCTTCTTCGCGGCTTCATACGTGTGAGCGTGGGGGATACCCCGTCCATCAAATGCAAACATTGACTTCTCCATGTAGGGTGGACTACTCGCTGCGTCGCCTTAAACGCCAGAGCGTTTAGGCTCTAACGTAGCGCATCCGCTTTCGTCCGTAAACTATTTGCCGGTAAGGTGTTTCCACGTCTTACCGTTCTTTATGTTTTGGACCGACGACTGAGTCAGCCCATAGGCGTTAGCAATGACGCGAGTCAGCCTTATGTCGTCGAGAATCGCCATCACTTGCTGTTCGTTGAGCTTGGCCGAAAGATTGGCCTCGCCCTTAGCACCGTATGCACGGCCTTTTTCTCGGAGGTCGCGCATGTTGTCTTGATGCGTGCCGAGTCGTAGATGCTCAGGATTCACGCACCCTGGGTTGTCGCACTTGTGCAGAACGTGCATGCCTCTCGGAATTGGCCCATTGTGCATAACCCATGACCCACGGTGAGCATTTTTCTCGCCGTGGGCGGTCCATATCCCATACCCGCAAGTTACTGTTGCCCCGATCCATAACCAGCAGTTGGTTATTGAGTCGACCTGGTAACGTTCGCGGAACGGTACTCCGCGCAAGTTCGCTGATTTAAGCGGGTCGCCATATTTCATAAACGCGCGGTAGTGTTTTTTACAGTACCCGCGACCGACCGACGGCTCGCCGCAAACAGAGCAGGGTGTACGCATGTGAACTCCTTTAATGTTCCTCTATTATATAGTAACGATTATTTACTATAGTTAGAGGCATGCCCTCCTTCGCATGCGAGCGGGATGTCGGGGCACCAGCTGGGCGCTGTGCTCATGACCTTGGTCATCAGCGCGAAGCACTGCTTGGCCTGAGCGGTCTTGGGCAGCGCCACAGCTTCGTCGTGTGTGGTCATGACGATGCGGTACTTCTTGCGAATCTGCAGCATCTGCCAGGCCACGATGATTCGCGCCAGGGCCTGCACGATGTTCTCGCACAGCAGCCCGCCGTAAATCTTCTTGCGCATGTCGCCGGACTTGTAGGACCACTCGTCCCAGCCCTTGTCACTGACGGCCTTGCGCAGCTCGGGGTACTTGAGCGACATGCCGTTAGGGAGCCAGATGGTCTCCTTCTCCCATGTGATCGGGCCATGACGACCGGACCGGCCAGCGGCCATGTCTTCGATGATCTTGGCACAGATGTCCCAGCCGCCTTTGATCTTGTGATTCGTTCGGCGGTACGTGTTCACGATCTGCACGCAGCGGTCCAGCTCGAAGAAGATCGGCGGGCCACCGAGGGCACCCTTGGCCAGGGTCATCTGGAACTTCGGTGCGCCCATCTGGAAACCAAGTCCGAGAACGCAGTTATGAACGATGACCGGGCCGTCATCAGACATGACTGTGAAACAATGGTTAGGCCCTGCGTTTGCGAGATCGTAAGTTTGCGTTGTCTGCTTCGAGATCACGAATGCGTTGTTCGAGGTCTTCGATTCGTCGCTTGTTTCCGGTGTTGACAGACTTAGTGGCGAATCTGACGTTGCCTGGGCAGTACCCGCTGTTGTTGTCGATTCGATCAAACTCAAGCTCAGGTACATCCCATCCAGGTAATGTCTGGACATACCGCAGAAACTCTGCTCCGTCGTTGCACCAGCCAGGATGAACTGCGATGCCGCGTCGCCCATAGTGCTTATACGAGGCATTGTTCGGGTTACTACAGCGCGCAATTGCTGATGACAAGCGGTTAAGCAGGCGAGTGCGATGCTCGTCATTCGGCATAGCATCCCTGTAGACCCAGTAGCGTTTTGCGCTTGCCGCAATTTTTGCGCAAGCGTTGCATCGCGTAGAGCGTCCTGCCTTAAGGCTGCTGACATAGACCATAGACTCGGCCCCGCAAGAGCACTGGCAGACAGGGCGATACCCCCACGGCTTGCCGTCTTTTGACGTGTAATGCTCCCACCGTACGACGGTAAGTTCGCCGAACTTAGTGCCGACCGGAAAAGGGAACGGTCGGTAAGGACCTCTTGCCACTCCAGCCACCCACGTTCCGTCAGGATTTCGTGGTCCGGCGTGGCGGATATTCCCCGGTATGACAGGGTCGTCCTCACTCCTTGCTTTACTAGCCCATCGTGCGTTACCCATGATTTTCCATCCCATAGCAAATCGTTAGATCGTATTTGGGGTATAGACTTAAGACCATGGTTTGTCAATACGATGGTGTCTGGTCCGAGGCAGACCTTGCCCACGAAGCGTTCGGTCTTGTCTTCCTTGGTGATCGGCCGGCCGTAGATCAGCGTGGCGAAGTTGCAGTAGGCGTCGCTACCGGTGCCAGCGTCAGCCGCACGGAACGCAGCCATGAGGTCATCCTGACCCCACAGCCAGCCGTTCACGCGGGCTTCGATCTGGCCGCTGTCCACCACGCACATCTGGTAGCCCTTGGGTGCCAGGATGGACAGGCGCAGCTCACCACCACGGGTGAGGTTCTGCATGTTCATCTTGTTGTTGCCGCCCCACCGGCCCGTGTGAGCGCGGTAGTAGGCATAGCCCACCGGCAGACTCATGCCGTTGGCACCAGCCTTCAGGAAGCGTTCTGCGCGCGTAATATTCGTCGTGCTTTTAACCGCAAGACGAGCATCGACCAGCGAGCGGATACGATCTTGCTTCGCCGAAATCTTAGGTATGTCCTTGACTTTGTTCGGGTCAAGCGCACCGCGCCAGAGGTCAATGTTCTCGGGGAGCGACGTGAACTCGGCGTCATCCTTTGCGAACGCGTACGACCATTTATCCTCTTCAGCGACAAGGGCCTTCTCCTCTTTGCTCAGCTTGATATACGCCTTGCTGGGCTTCATGGGCGGGTCGATGCCCTCGGCCCGCAGCAAGTCAGCGAACTTCTCGTTGGAGCCGATGACGCGCTTGATGATCAGCATGTCACGCTCCTCACCGGTCAGCGCGCGCTCAGCCGTAGTCTTGAGCACGGTTTTGTCGGCGTAGTAGGGCTTGGGGTCCAGCACTGCATAGAACTTGCGCTTGCGTTCGGCCACCTCGCGCTCGTACTCTTTCTGCACGCGCGGGATGTCCACCTTCAGCACCGGGTCGCAGAACATGCGGATGGTCATGTCCACCAGGTCCAGCTCGTCGGCAGGGAACTTGGCGTGCATCTCCTTGAAGATGGCGTGCGTCAGGTCCACGTCTTGGGCGCAGTAGGGCGTCACCGCCTTGACCAGCTTCTGATCCCAGTCGCCCACGCCCTTAGTGGTCTCCAGCACGCCGTCGAGCTTGGAGCCCTTGCCGTAGAACTGGGCCACCTCGTCCAGGCTCGCACCAATTTCATTGCTGTGCAGGCCACGGGCCATGCTCAGCGTGTCGTAGTACTGGAACGGGACGATCTTGTAGACGTGCGAGAGGATGAAGCCGTCGAAGGCCGTGTTGTGGCAGAGCAGGCTGTGCGTGGCCCAGTTAATGCTCTGCAACGCGGCCATGATGCGTAGCTGCCCGGTGTACACCTTGGTCGGTTTGTTGCCGATCTTGATGCCCACCATCTGTGCCTTGAAGCGCTTATCACGTACGTACTCAGACGTGCTGAGTTTGGACAGGGTGTAGTCGCTATCCCAATAGCTTTCGAAGTCAATAGTTACGAGGCGGTTCCAGTCAACGATCCCAGGCGTGATGTCCGGGCGGTTAATGATCACCTGTGCCTTGCGGCGTATTGCGTCTCCCCATCCCATCAGTTGTCCTCCGGCATGCGCGGGCAGGGTGCCCAGTGAGTCCAGTAGCGGGACTTGCCGTCCCACTGACTGTAGACAGCCACACCGCCAATACCCAGGAGCTGCAGCTTCACGCCGCGCGGTGTGTCAAGGCCGATCTTTTGCCAGTAGTAGTCTGTTGACACAGCGACCGTCTGGTCCTTGTTGAGGGTGTGGCTCATGCGAACGCCCTTGCACCGGCGAGGCGGAATGCTTCAACCGACACGCGCACGTCGAAGCCGTCCCAGTTATGAACTTTCACGATAGCTTCCTGAGCACGACCGGTGTAGTTGGCCATGTGGTCGCCTTGAATCAGAACGAGTTTCATACGATCTCCGTTAGAGTAAAGAGAATAGGTCGAGTAGATTGCTCATGCGGGCATTCTTCTCATTCAAGATGTCCCACACCAGCTCTTCGCGCGTGTCTTTGGCCGTGACCACGATGTTCTCGGTCTTCTGCGTCTGACCCATGCGGGCCTGACGCTTGGAGCCTTGCTTGAACACCTCCAGGTCATAGGTCGGGCCAGACCAGATGGTGGCCGTGCCCTTGGTCAGCGTGAGGCCGTGCGCTGCGCTCTTGGGGTGAGCGAACAGGGTCTGGTAGGCACCGGCCTGGTAGCACTTCACGATGGCCTCGCGCTCAGAGTCCTTCACGCTGCCGTCGATCAGAGCGAACGTGACGCCGCGCTTTTCAGCCTCGGCAATCAGGAGGTCGCGTTGGTGCTTCCAATAGAAGAAGCACAGGCTGTGCTTGCGCGCTTCGATCAGGTCCAAGATCATCTCGTAGCGGCCAGTGTCGATCAGGTGGTACTTGTTCTCGGACTCGTACACAGCGCCCGAGGCAACCTGGAGCAGCTTCTGGGCCAGGACACCGGCGTGCTGGGCAGTGATAGCTGCCTTGGGCATTAGCTTTTTGCTGCGCACGCGGGCCGTAGCGCGCTCTTCCATGGTGCCGTAAATCTGCAACATGCAGGTCTCCAGCATCTCGTCGTATGCCTTGCGATGCGCGCGGCCCAGTTCGTAAGGGATGCTGTACTGATGGGTCTCAGGGATGTCCACACAGTCCTCGAACTTGTGCCGGATGGTGATGTCGCTGAGCAGGCCGAACACGGCTTCCTCGGCGCCACCCTTGTCCGACCAGTTGATGGCGTTGGCGTTCATACCGACCTGCTTAGGCGTACACACTGTGTTGCGGAACGCATAGAAGCTCGGGCCGAGACGCTTGCCGCCGTCCAGGAGCAGTACCTGATGCCAGACATCCGTGATGCTGTTGCTGTTGGGCGTGCCCGTCATGCAGCAGCGGTAGTGGAAGAACTTGCTGATCTTGGCGGCAGCACGTGAGCGCTGGGAAGCGTGGTGCTTGTAGGCGGTGGACTCGTCCACGACCAATTCGGAGAAGCGCGCGAAGAAGCCCTTAGGCTGCTTGGCGAGCCACTTCACCGCGTCGATGTTGGTGACGTAGACATCAGCGTCCTGCTTGAACACTTCTTCGTGTTTGCCTGCCGTGCTTACTGCCACCGTGAGCTGGGGTGCGAACTTCTTGATGTCGTTGAGCCATACCGACCTCAGCAGTGATTTCGGCGCGAGTACTAGCATAGAGCGCCCAGGCGTCGTAGAAGTCGTCGTGGTTCGTTTTGTACCGCGACGACTCGTCCCGGACGATGCGGCCCGTAGTCGTGTCGCAAACGCCATGATCCGCACATACGTCTTGCCCGTCCCAGGGTCGCTGCAGTCGAAGACTATGTCGGTCTTCTCATTGTGCTTGAGCGACTTGACCTGATGCGCGAAGGGCTTGATTACGGCGGGCGTTGATTTCGTTTTTTTGACCTGCTTCGTAGTACCGCGCAAGGCTGAGTGCGGAGAGGCTAATGCGACCACGGAGTCGTTCCTTTACTTGATGTTTGAGAATTCGTTCGCCCCACTTCTTGAGCAGGTAGCGCTCGTGTGAGCGCCGCTGAGATGCGTTCATCTAGACTCCCACAGTGCAGTGCTCAGTGTTCTTGTACGGGCACCACCTGCAACTAAATTTGTTAGCATTGGTCGGAAAGTCATCACACTCGGTGATCGACATTCCCTGGTTGTGAAAGTTTTGTTTGAAGCGCAATGCTTGGCTACGTGTGAACTGACGTTCAACGATCTCGCCATGGTCGATGTACCAGTCAGCTACGGTCACGTGTTCGAGTTGGGGGTAGCGCAGGAACGTCGAGACTGCGTAGAGTTGAAGCTGCTGCGCGTGGACGATTTCATTCCCGTAGATACGTCCAGTTTTGAAGTCGATCAGACTCGCGTGAGTCTTCGACCAGTGGACGAGTGCATCCACCTTCATACGCACCCAGCCAGACTTCCAGGGGGCGACATCCCAACCCTTGTCGAAGGCCCACTCCTCTTCCATTTCGACCATGCCATCGGCATACATCGAGCGCAACAAATCCATGTGCATACTAAAGTGCTTCTCAGCCTCTGGGCAGAGTGCATCATGCTCATTGCGGACGTAAGCCTCAGCGTTCTCATGCACTCGGGTGCCACGGTCATTGCCGTGCTCGGTCTTACCAGGAGGCAGAGGGCGTTCAGGCTCTGGTATCTTGTTAATGTGCTTCAGCATGAACATGCGTTTGCACTTCGAAAAATCCTGGAGTTTCGAGAACGACCAGCTGCTGGTTTTGACTTGAGTGGTCATGTTGGTGTGGTAGGGTGGTAAATACGTTTGGCTGCGAGGTACGCTTCATGCGCTACTTGCGGGCTGTTAAACCGGCCAAGAAAGTGGTGTTTGCGCTGAGCGACGATTTGAGCCACCCACTGGCAAGTACGTGCTTCAAAACTAACGCCTTGGTAACCAGTGGTATTGCGACTAGGAATTCCACGGTTGTGCTGATTCATAGAAGGCGTCGCATCGCGCAAGTTCTTAATCCTGTTGTCCGCCTTCACACGGTTCTTGTGATCAACCTCATATGTCGGCCAGACGCCATGGACGTAGAACCAAGCAAGGCGGTGTGCCAGATAGCGTTTGCGGTCAATGCCAATACGGAGATAGCCATTTGCCATGACATCACCGACTTCATGACCACGAACTGCGGTCGCCCTCCGGCGCTTAAAGATGCCCGTCAGTGGGTCGTAATCTAAAACAGACTTAAGACGTTCGTGCGTTAGAATCTGACTGCTCATGGCGCTTGTTCCCCTCTGACAAGTGGTGTGTGAAGTGGTGCTCGGGAGGTTCCCGCCTTCCGAGCATTGCGCCATTCTACACTCGATCTAATTTAGAGTTTCGATCTTATATCATTCGCAAGATCGACGGAATACTGAGAGTCAATAGAGCGGGTGACTCTGGCCAAATCATAAGGACCGTCACCGAAGTATTTGGTATCAATGTCGGTGTCATCCTCACCAATGCGGATGAACGCACCAGACATTCGCATCCCTGATACTTCGTTGTCGCTAGGCCAGTCACTGAAGTGTGACCACAGTTTGTTGATGCGATCCACGTCTTCATAGCCGCCGTACCACTTCCAGTCCTCAGCGGTAAAGCAGATCGTGACGTACACCTTACTACGGGTGATGGACATGTGCTCTTCGCACGGGTCCTTACCAATCCCGGTCCAAGGGTTCGTCAGTCGAAACGCGCCCCAGGCGGTGAGGACTTCTTCCTCTACGCCCTGGACGACCATGTGTACGTCGCTGCGGTATCCCATATCAAATCCTTATCCGCACGTGCTCACCCCACGGCGGGACCACGTTGGTTGTCATACACCAGAGCACCGGGTAGTCGGGCTGCTCAGAGGGGAAGGGGCCGTAGCCGTCGGTCAAGTAGATGAACGCGGCGGGCTTGTGGTCATGATCTTCGAGCCACTGGAACGGCGGGTGGAAGTCGGTGCCACCGCCACCATGCGGCTTGAACTCGGGCAGGCCACCGCCTTGCTCAATCTCGTCCACGTGCGCCACACGGGAGTCGCAGTAGATGTTGATCAGCTTCTCGGGGTGGGTGCTCTCGAACGCGGCAGTGATCTCGCTGCCAAACGCGGCCAGGGTAGGGCCGTCGATGGAGCCGGAGGTGTCGATGCCGGTGGCCAGCAGGCCCATGCTCTCACTATGCAGCGCAGGTAGGCAGTAGCCGTAGGGCACGTACTTCTTGTTCAGACGGGACCAGCTGTAGTCGTTGCGGCTGATCTCGGTGATGAAGCGCTGCAGCACCTGTTGCCAGGGCACCTGAGGCTCCTCGTTGATCTCGACGAAGCGCTCCATGCCCTTGGGCATCTTGCCCATAACCTTGGCACCGGCCACGGCTTGTTGGACGTTGATCTCCCACTCCATGTCCATCTCGACGGTCTCACCCGCCGATTCGCTGGCGTCCACCACCTGGTCGAACTGTTCCAACTTCTCGGACTGCTCCATATCCTGCATGAGCAGATCGTAGATGTGCTCGGTGGACATGTCCTTGTACTTGGCGTCATAGAGCCAGTTCTGGCCAAGCTTGAAGCCAGCTTCCTTGATGACCAGGTTGATCATGTAGTCACCGGCAAAGTTCCAAACCTTCGGGTTACGGCCGTGGCGACGCGTGGTGTGGTTCGAGACGCAGTGCATGATCTCGTGGACGAACGCAGACTGGGCCAGGTCCTTGGGCAAGGTCAGCACGAAGTCCGGGTTGTAGAAGATGTGCTTGCCGTCCACGCACAGCGTCGGAATCTTGGTGTTCTCCACCAGCTTCAGGTGCATGGCCAAGCGGCCAAAGAAGTAGTGATCCAGCAGCAGCGCCACGCGAGCGGCGATGAGGTGGTCAAGCGCTTTCTTGTTCATCTTCATATCCCTTTAGTTCGTCTTCGAGCATGTCGTTCGCAATTAGAGCTTCGAGCACTTGCTCGTCGTCAGAAAGGTAGTCGTTTTCTTCTTCGAGCTTGATGTACAAGTCGTCAGCATGGCCTTTTATTTCTTTTTTAAGGTTTTCGAAGAACTCCTCCATGACAGAGTCAAATTCGTCGCGGACTTGTTGCTGTGCTGCCTGCCTCAAAGCCGGTGCGTCGTCATCGACATCAGGCAAGTCATATTCGAAGTCAAACTTCATCGAGCTGGAGTGGCAGTAGTGCCCTTTCGAACTCCACACGATGTGGCAGTCTAGGTCTGACTTGTATCGGGCATACATCTCTTGCGCTGCTGGAATTTTTTCCATACGGCAAAGAAGATCAGAACAATACATACGACCGGCGAATGATGCGCCGTCGCCCTGGCTGCTAAAGCCGGAAAAGCTAATGTCCGGCTCTTCCCATATGTGGCCTTTGGCCGTACGTTGCGTCCGGGTGTCGATGTGTATTCCGAGCGCCTGCATATCCAACACAAAATCTGTATAGATGCCGTCCCACCAGTCGTCACAGAGGTTGACATCCCGGTACTTGTCGAGGATCGTTTGCTGGTCGAAACTGCTCAGGGCTTCGAAGCGTTCTCTAAGTTCCACGGAGCCTCCTCAGTGCAATAGATTCCTCTACCCAGGCTTGCGCCTCTTCGGCAGTCAGGAAGAACATGGTCTGGTCTTGGAGCAAGTTGCTGCCTTTAACCCTGCGAGTTCGCAACGTGTCATACCCGTTGCGGTTCAGCGACTTCAGGTACTGACCGACGAACTCGCGTGCGTAGTAGCAGTAAGCACTGACGCCATCGGCACTAGGCTTCCAGGTCAGCTCGGACATACTGCCAAGATCGCCTGGGCCTCAGACAGCACACGTGCGCGTGTCGTCGCCGAGTTGCGCAGCTTCTGCGGGTCGACGATCAGGCCCGCGACGATACGGTCACAGACGTGCTGCATGTTCGGGTCGTCGTTGATGTTTAGGCCGGGCAGGAGTCGGCTCAGGTCTTCGAGGTTTTCGATAAGCGAGTCGTGAATCACAGTCTTTTTAGCGCTGAGCCGATCAACGACACGACTAAGGCCTTCCCGAATTCGTACCCAGGCTGATTCAATCGCGGCTTTCTGTCGTTTAACCACTCGGTCAGTAAGCTCCTGAGAAATCCGTGCGCGTTCTGCGTCACCCACGTCCACACGAAAATCGCTTCCGTCGGGCACAGGCATGATGTCCAGCTCCACGTCGAACTTGCCGTACAGCTCAGAAGCTTCCGGGTAGTCGTCGGGCTGGAACATCGTGCCCAGGCGGCGACGGGCCTCCTGTACGAGTGTGGGGTATTCCTGGGCGAACTTGGAGACCAGGTTCGCGTACTCCTGCTTCATACGGCGCATCTCGGCGCTATAGTCGCGGAACAGCTTGGAGGGGAGCAGCCGCGCACCGTTGTCCATCCACGGCAAGGTCATCTTGTAGTGGTAGTTGCGGATGCTGGTCGCATACTGGGTCAGCGGGTCCAGGTACTGCTTGTCGATTAGGTCTTTGTTGTAGCGGCCTGCGTCACGTGCATTGTGCGCAGCCTCCACTTCCCTAGAGACCTTCTTGTCTTGCTTGCGTGCTGTCCAACAGCTCACAGAGAGCGTGATCAGCATCGCCTTATCTTGAAGTGCCATTGTTTCCTCTCAATCGCAGAATCGCGAACTCAGTTTGAAATTCGTCGAGTCGTTCACGTATGTAGTCAGCACTCTCGCCGGGATCGTTGCGATGGTCCCAGTACCACTGATACCAGGCGCGCTCTACACCAGCTACATACATGTCCATCACTTTGCTCACCGCAGCGGCGTGCCAAGACTGGAACTCACTTGGATGGAGGTAGTTCACCACGAATCCTCATCAAGGCGATCTTCTCGACCATCCACTCCATGCGCTCCGTGCTGATGCGTAAGCCCCTCAGCGCGCCGTTGTAGTGGATACGGTAGCTATCGACTAGACTGCCGTACCGAGCGTTGCCAATGTTGAAATGCTTCTTGTACTCAAGCAGCGCTCGCATTGGCAGCTCGTCAGGGTCAATCCAGTCAGCCCTTGCGTAATCACGCAGGGACACAGCTACTAGACCAGCAAAGAGCGGTTCTCACGAATCCAGCTCGTAAACGCTTTGGTCTCGCTGATCGCTTCATCGCGGCGGTCAGCCTGGGTGACGTACACCACCTCGAAGTCCTTGGACATGCGGCCCACGTACTTCAGGTAGGCCGGGAACGTCTCGGGCGTAGTGCGTGCTTCCAGGCCAGCCAGGACGGCATAGCGCGTGCTGGGCGACTCGGGCACCATCACGCCTTCGGGGTCGCTGGCGATCTTGTCCAGGTCAGGCATGTGTGCGCGATCACGTGCAAAGCCCACTAGCTTGGTCGCCACGCCTTCGCCGATGGTGCCTTGCAGCAGCGGCAGCATCACCTCGGGGCGCAGCTTGCTGTTGATGACCTTGTCGGCCACGGCCCAGGTACGGGGCGTGTGGAAGGCGCGGGCACCGGGCTCAATCTTCTCGACGACCAGGTCACCGGGCTGCATGCGAATGTAGCCACGGGTGGTCTCGCTCAGGCCCTTGTCCAGCGCCCAGTTGTTCCAGTCTTCGTGGTCCACCGTGTAATCCAGGTGGATGAAGCGGTTGCACAGCGCGGCGGGCATGGCATGCACCACGGAGCGGTCTGTGGAGCGGTTGCCAGCGGCCAGAACGGTCCAGCCAGGGGGTAGCACGTAGTCACCGATGCGGCGGTCCAGGATGAGCTGGTAAGCCCCTGCTTGGACCGAGTTGGGGGCAGCGTTGATCTCGTCCAGGAACAGGATGCCGTTGCCCTTGGTGGGCAGCTGGGCCATAGGGAAGAAGGCCATGGTCTTGGTGGCCGTGTCGGGCATGGGGAAGCCCTTGAGGTCAGTCGGGTCGCAGTTCGACAGACGGATGTCCACGAAGGCGAAGTAGTCCTTCTTGGCCTTGATCTTGGAGTTGATGCGGTCCACAGTGGCGCGGACCACGTCGGACTTGCCGACGCCGGGAGGACCCCAGATCATGGTCGGCTGCTGGATGCTCACGACGTATTCGAGAGCTTCGATGAGGAGAGAAGGCTTCATGTTGTCCACCTAAAAAAGAATTAAGGATATTTGCGCGGCCACAGGGGCAGCGTGATCTTTTCAGCCCCGAAGAGTTCGAGGTATGTGTTGGGGTAGACCTGGTTACCCGGCGCGACGTACATTCCTTTATTGCAGTAGTGCGGCACGAGCAGCAGGCCAAGCAGCAGATATGCAGTCTGTGGGGCCAGCTCGTGGGGAACGTTGTAACTAGCCACGGTAGGCATGGTGGTCAGGTCCATAGGTGACGCAGAATTTCTCTGCGCCCAGCTCGTTGCGCTTCGCCTTGGCGTCGGGCTTAGAGGGGAAGAACAGGTCGGGGAGGATGCGACCAGTGGAGAGGTCGCGCAATGCGAACAGGCGAGGTTTCATGGTGTTCCGCTTCTACTGAAGTTGTTGCTGGATCGAAAAAGATTATAGATTACTTCAGCATTTGTCTCCTCGGGATTTAATGTGTTTATTTCCGTCGTTGCGGTAGTAAACGTGCTCCTTATTGGGCTCGTACTTACCCTTGAGTTTGTTCACCAGCACACCTGGGGTGGTCTGGACGGGGAGTTTGATTGGCTTGGGTTTCACTTGTTCATCTCCTCAACCCACAGGTTGTTGACGGACATGCACTGCATCACATCGTCGATGTGCATGGGTGCCATCCACTTCGTAGCGTCCACGCCCACGTCCAGGCGGTTCTTGGCCTTGTTGGACATGCCGTGGCTGTGGCCATGGAGGTGATAGCGGTACTCACGCCGCCAGCTCTCCAGCGGGTAGTGACACAGCACGAAGCGACGCTCCTGGTCGACCTTGAGGTAGGTCAGCTCGGGTAGCACTTCGTAGAAGAGGTGCATGACCTTCTTGGCGCGTCCCAGGTCGTGATTGCCTGGCACCAGGATGATCTTGCCCTTGAGACGTTCGATCAGCTCATAGTTGCTGAAGGCCACGTCGCCTAGATGGTAAACGGTATCATTGAACTTGACCGTTTTGTTCCAGTTGTCGATCATCACCTCATTCATGTGCTCAACTGATGCGAACGGACGCTGGCAATATTGGATGATGTTGTTGTGACCGAAGTGCGTGTCGGATATGAAGAAGATGCTCACGTTGCTCCCCCTTCGCGTGCTGTGATAGCGGCGTCGATGGCTTGGTCAAGTGCGTCCATGCGGTACGTGGTAAACGGCTTGAACCGATCCCCGTACCATTCGTAGCGAACCTGCCATCCGGCACTGCTTTGCAGTGTTGCGGCAGGCGGATGACTTGGGGTAGCGCCACATGCCTCTCGCAGCCACCGATACCTTGCAGCATCCCGCCCCGACTCCTGCACGGCGGTGGCTAGGGTGGCTAGAGTGGCTAGAGTGGCTAGGGCTTCTTCGCGTTCTTCGTAGTTGGCAGTGCGCCAGCACCCTGCAAGTTGCATGATCTTGCTCATTCAGTACCCCCATAATCTGCTGCCACTGCAGCTAAAAATGCACTAACAATAATGACAAACGTTGTGATAAGAAACTTAGTGTCTGGCATCCACGTTGTGTTCTGAATGGCAGCAGTGGAAATGGACGTAGCGATCACCAGTCCGGCTGTGCGCGCAACACGGCCTCCGTCGATCTTGCTCATACTGTTCCTTTCAGTGCGGTGGTGAGGGCGGCTCTAGCTTCTGCATACAGCTTGTCAGCCTTAAATGTTGTGCTGCTATATCGCAGTTCTTCCAAAGCCTCCAGCGCCTGCTGTGCTGCTGCTCGGAGTGTTTCAAGTTCAACCTGTAAGGGATGCTTACAAGCTGCGTGCAGTGGCGGCTCTGTTGTGATGTACTTACGGCCATTGGCGTCCGTGATGATTTTCTCAGTCATTTCATTCCTTTCAGTGCGGTGGTGTTGATGTAGGCTTGGGCGTACTCGGCGGCGTTCAAGTCGGCACCGGGCCAGTCATCATTGGCTATATGCTTCAAAGCCTCCAACGCCTGCTCTGCTGCTGCGCGGAGTGTGGCTATCTCCGCATGCAGATCAACGGTTACTGCTGCGACGTAGACGTGGAGTTGGTCGGCGGTGTAGACGGGCTTGTGGTCATTGCCCCAGTCGCATAAAAAACCAGTTGGCTCTGGCAGTGGTGTGGTCATAGATCAACCCTCGCCGTAGCCGGAGCCGTTGCCGTTGCCGTAGCCGTAGCCGTTGCCGTTGCCGTAGCCGGAGCCGTAGCCGGAGCCGGAGCCGTTGCCGTAGCCGTTGCCGTAGCCGGAGCCGTAGCCGGAGCCGGAGCCGAAGCCGGAGCCGTTGCCGTTGCCGTTGCCGTTGCCGTTGCCGTAGCCGTTGCCGGAGCCGAAGCCGGAGCCGTTGCCGTTGCCGTTGCCGAAGCCGGATTCTTCGGCGAACTGCTTACTTTTTGAAGCCATCAATAGACTCCTTGGCTACCGTGCTGCATGGGATCAACTCACACACGCCTATCAACGCAATCTCAGGATTAACTACGTCGATCTTGCAGTCGGGTTGCACGCCAGTCTGAGCGACACCAGACAGCGCAATACCGTCTTTTGCTTTCCATGACCACAGGCGGCGAGAGTCTTTCAAGATTACGTTTTCACCATCCACGCTCACGACTTCACCGGCATGGACTCCTGCGGCGTAGCAACGTGCAATGACGTACTTTCCGACAAAGGGGTGTCGCGTGGTTTGTGCAGGTTGCGCAACGGTTCCATTTACAAGTGCTGCGATTTCGCGGATTTGCTTGAGTGTCAGTTCTTCGATGTTCATTTCATTTTCCTTGGTTAAAATAGTTGGAAGTGGTGTAGTGGTCACGGTGTCTGTTCTTTTACTTGTCGCGTCCACTGTACCCACGTTTCTGCGTCAAACAGCCACACATAGTTTTGACCTAACTCTTGGGCGCGGTCGTCAGCGCCAAAGAAGTCCTCATGCTCACCGAGGTACACGATGTTGTCGCCATCGGTGAGTCCGTACCATTTACGCGAGTTCATCAGGCACCTCCACTTCATCGCCCAGCTTTGAGGCCACGTAACAGCGCAGCCCGGCGACCAGTTCGGACTTATCGCACTGCATGTGCTCGTTCTCGCCTGAGTAGTTGTATCCGTCATATGCAATCCACAGACCTGAGTGGTCAATGGTGCGACTGATGTGTTCACGGGTCAGAATTGGCCCGCCTTGTGCCCAGTCGGTGGAGTAGGGTGGTGCCTTTTTGGAATACTTCGGCATTTCGTTGTCTGCGCTAGGCCAAATCCAGAACGCATCACGCACTGACGGGCCTTCGTAGATGCCGCCTTCACACCTCGCAACCGCCCAATCAAGGGCTTGATCTTTCAGTTCAGATGTTTTGATTTTCATTTCCGATTCATCAATTCGTACGTCCCGCGCGAGTTCGTGAACTCGTCGTGGAAGCGGCTGATCACCTCTTCAGTCAGCTCCTCGTCGCTGGCGTTATTCAGCAGGAACGCAGGGAACTGGGTGAAGTCGGGCTCGGGCGGCTGGGCTGCGCGGTCCACCAGGAAGGCGATCAGGCAGATGAGCACTGTCACCACGACGATGGCGACGATCCAGAGGTTGTTTACGTAGTCCATACAGGTGCCTTTCTATCGCCATGCCAGGCGTTCCATAGGGTGTCGCTGGCCTTGCGGCGTATGTGAGATTTGGGTTTACGGAACTGCTGAAGGACCGTGATGCCTGACACCTTGCTCAGGGCACGCATGATCCGACCGCAGTCAATGCAGTGGTCGTAGCGTCTACGACCGTGGTCGTGTTTGTTGAACGACAGAGACGGTTTGCTCTCGCCGCAGCAGATGCACTGGCGCAGCTTGACCTCACGTCTCAGGTTCGCTAAAGACTTAGAGGTCGGTGCCATTTCACGGACGTGCATCCACGAAGGCCACCAGCTTGTCGATATCAGCCTGGGTATCGGCGATCACCTTCAGCAGCTTGGCGGGCTTGGCCTTGATCTTATTCAGAGTTTCGATCTGGGCTTCCAGTTGGCCGATCTTTCGAAAGATGTCGCCGTCGCTGAGCGTGGCAGCGTCAGCACCGGCGATGAAGGTTTTGGTTTCGATGACGGGGGTCTTTTCGGACATGGTGGTTTCTTCCTTGAGGTTGTCGTAGATTTCTTTGGTGGTTTGGACGCTGGTCGGTTTACCGACGTGGTAATACTTCATGGTGCCGACATCAAAGGCGACCAGTCGGAGGTAGCTCAGCTTGCTGATCACGCCGTCGGCGGGACGCTGCAGTTTCTCAGCCATCTCTTTGAGAGAGCTGCCCATAAAGTACAGCTCTTTGAGTGCGTGCAGCTCTACGCTTGTCCAGATCTTTCCGTGCCGGGCACGGATGATGTTGTCGTTATGTCCGAAGGACGTGTCAAATGTTTCTTGGGTCATGCTGTACCACTCAAGAGTTGTTGAAGTTGCTTGAACCGCTCACTTTGCTTCTCAGCAGTGGTGAACTGTTCTTCGATCTCGACTGCGCAGCTGTCCAAGTCATCGGCCAGGTTGCGCAGGCGTGCGGCCAGGTCGCCAATCTTATCGAGCGGTGACTTGACCGGTGTGGGTTTGGGTGCTGTAGTTGGTGTGACCATGGCTGTAGGTTTCTCCGGTTTAACTGGTGCGCGCGAGTAGGCGCTGGGTTTGCTGCCACGTTCCAACACGAGGCCCGCATCGGTCAGGTGCCGCAGGCATCCTTGCAGCGTGCGGAAGTCGGGGATCATGTTGGTGCGTGCCAGCTCGGCCTGAATCTGCTGCGGTGTCCACATCTCTTGGATAGGCACCGCTGCGTAGACCTTCTTGGCTGTTGCTGTCATGCCGTTAATGAGCGACTTGAAGCGGGCCTGGGGCATCATGGCTTAGGCTCCTTCACGACGTGTGCGATGGGCATGCACAGCGGCGTGAGCTTTTCGATTGCCCATTCGAGCGCTGCGATTTCTGATTTGTCCCACGTGTTGTCGTAGGGCCTGGCACGCAGGAATTCGACGCGTCGGCGCATCGTGCGTAGGTGCTTGGCTGGACCTGCTCCGCTCATATGAGTTTCATCCGATCTGTTTTAGAGTTAAGAATTGTACACGCCGCGAAGCCGTGCGAACGAGAACTGAGCACTGGCGTACGAACCGGTCGTGGCTTGGGTAAGCGCAGTCATGGCTGTCTACAACGGCGTAATAACGTGGAGCACAACCCGTGCCCTCACGCACAGGGATCATGACGAGCTTCATCCGAGCCTCCCACGTAGCCGTGCTTTCAGTGCATCATGTCACTTCACCTTTGTCTTCTTCGCTACCGGGAAGTGGTCAGCGATGTATTTGTGGAAGTTATTGGTGTCCTTCCACTGCACGCTCAGGCCGTTCACTGACTTGTTGTTCACCCACACGACCTTGGTGTGGACGCGGTGGTGTTTGAGCAGTGAGGTGAACTTGTTGGGCGAGACTGGGATGTTGCCCACCACATACTCGAAGATCACACGCAGCTCGTCACGTGCGATGTTGCACTTGCCATCAGGCGCCGTGCGGCCGATCAGATTAGCGATCACCTCACGGTAGTCCTCCACCTTGTTGGACATCATCGCGTTGCGTGTGTAGCTCTGGTCGGTAGGCAGCTGGTCAATGAAGAAGCCGAAGTTACCGTCCAGCATGGCGCTTGCCACCGTGTCGATGGACGACTCGGAGATGGAGATCATGGTGTCGCGGTCGGTGGTATGGATCACCTCGCCAGCCTTGGCCTCGTCCAGGGAGTAGGACAGCAGGTAGTCGTGAAACGCTTGCAGCTCCTTCTCGATGGTCTCCAGTTCCTTGTCGCTGATCGCCAACTTGCCAGGCTGGTAAGCACCGACGTTGAAGCGGCGGTCATTCTTGTCGATCAGCACCGGGTCTGTCATGTTGGACATGAGAATCCAGTTGCTGTAATTGCGTGCTTCCATGGCGTTGCTGTACATAGCGCGCATGGGGACGAACTGCTCGGTGATGAAGTTCTTGAGCTTGGCCATGACGCCCTTCTCGTTTTGCAGTGCCTTGATCTGCACCTCATCCACGAACACCAGCAGCGAGTTCTCCATGAACTGGTTGTACTTGTCACCCAACTCCTCCATCCGGCGGCTAGCTACGTGAGCTGCACCGAACAGAGGGCGCAGGATGTTGTTGGTCAGGATGCCCTTGCCAGTCCCTTGGGTGCCATGCAGTACCCATGCTGTCTTGGTGCGGTCGCGCTTCTGGAGCACGAATGCGGTCCAGTTGAGGAAGTGCTCAGTCACATCCACATCCAGGCCCAGCGCATGGTGCAAGACCTTGAAGATGGTGGGTGGGCACTTGGTCACCTTGCGTGCTGTTGCCTTCATATAGGGGCTAGGCACGAACTTGTTGATGGTTTTGTTGGCTACATCGACCCGGACGTTATCCATTGGGTCAAAGACCAGGTCCCACTCAGGTATGTAGTCACCCAGTGGTACACCGTACTGGAGAGCGAAGTGTCGCAGCTGGGTTTCGTTTTTGGCTGGTGTGATGTCGAGGACATCGGAAGTGTTGTCATAAGTACCACGGTAATACACACCAGACTTGCGGTCACAGAAAGCCAGATAAGTAATGCCCGAACTTGACGTGCGAAGATTTCCTGACGAGGTGATCTGCAGCCAGTAGTCGGGGAGCAGTTCTTTGGTGAGGTAGCTTGGTTCCCCCTTAAACGAGTGGATGTAGTCCGGGCGATCTTCCGGGTGGTAGTACGCCCAGGAATCACCACCGTTCAGATTGAAGTAGACGAAGCCGCGTTCCGTCTTCATCTCGGTGATGGATGCCTCGTCCGGCTTGAGCATGACCTCGGCATTGCCCACGATCTTGTAGGAGAACTTGCGCTTGGGCAGGAATGCTGCCTCACGCAGTTCAGCGATGCGGTCATGGCTGAGCTTCTTGTTCTTCTCGGTGGTGTTGATAGCACTGGCGAGTGCCAGCGTGTCGTACTTGCGTTTCTCCAGCTTGATACGTGGGTTCTTGCCCATCGGGTCCTTGATGCCTTTGAGGATGGGAGGCGCGATATAGATCAGCTTGTCGTTCTGGCATGCGCTCACATCCAGTGGCCAGGAGAGGGAGTTGCCAGTCTTGGTGAGCGTCATGGCTTCACGCAACATGGGCACTTCGTGGTTCTTCTGGATCAGCTACTGCTTGATCAGCGGTGCGGTGTAGGCCTTGTCCAGCATCATGAAGACGTGGGCACGTATCTTCTTGTCAGAGACACCATATGAGGCAGACCACTGAACGATATATGAAATGTCTTCGAGACCGAGTTCCTTGAGGAACAGGTCAATAGTGAGCGGGGTGCTGAGTGTTTGTCCACCAGGTGTGGTCACGGTGATGTGCTCGGGCAGTCCGTCCAGGTCCAACACAAGCCACTCGGTGGGATCGTTGGTGTTGGTACTACCTGCACGAGACTCTTTCACGAGGTCACGTGAGATGCTGCCCTTGAGCACACAGTTGCCACGCGCTGCGTGCTTGCTCAATAGGGACTCAAACTGGGTGAGGTTGTTAGCCACTTCACGGTGGCTGGTGAACTCCCAGGTCATGGGATATGGAGTCTTTGTCAGGTCTCCGTTCACTTTTGAATATTGCTTGGTCAGAGGCTGGTCTGCCTGCAGAAACACGAGGTTCATGATGTCCTTTCAGAAAGAGGGAGTCTACACTGTCTAAAACAGAGCTTAGAGCTATAAGCGTAAGACCAGATCAAAAGACCCATTCTCCTCTGTAATACTATATACCTTATACTCTTATACTTATATTCTTATCTTATCAATTAGATATTATTATTTTAGTAGTACTAAGTAGATAAAAACCTATATAGAGATGGAGCCAAGCCCAAAGCCCAAGGTACACTAATTCGTACTCCGTCATTTGCCTAAGTTTTAAGCAGCGAGGTTGAAGGCAAGCTGCCCTCAACCTCACCCACTTAGCACCTAACAGTAGCTCGCAAGAGTTCAACCCACTTGGGTATCACCCAACCGTTTGCAGTTAGCGTGGCGAACAAGTCTTCGAGCACGTAGACTTGTTCCTCACTCATGTGATGCAGCAACACATCAGCTCTCGAACTTGGCGATCATCGCATCGAGCGCATCCATCAAGTCGAACGCTTCCACGGTCAGCATCGCATACGCTGCAGTGGTCACGCCCTTCCAGTTGGCGAGCTTGACGACAGCACGCTCAGCAGCTGCCTTGACCTGCTGCGTCATACGCACCTGCAAATCCTTGCCGAGTTCGTGGAACGCAACTTCAGCGAACTCATTGCGGTACTCAGCGACGTTGAAGATGGACACGACCGCAGGTGCGGTGAGCACCTTGGTCTTGTGCTGGTTCGTGTAGGTGTTGGCCTGCTGCTTGATCAGCAGCTGGTGAACAGTCTCGAAGCGCTCAGGGTTCTTGCGCGTC